ATGTCCTACTCCGACCCCCGCATCTGCCACCACCAGCGCGTCACCCAATGGCTCGCCGCGATGCGGCAGCATGCCGCCTGGCTGTACGCCGCGGATGAGCAGTATCAGTACTTGGTGGGCGAGGCAAATGAGCTCTACCAGTGCGGAATCGTGGGCCTGCAGGACCGCCACGACATGGTCACCGACGCGCTCGGCATGTACTCCTGGGCGATCGAGCACGGCATAACGCGCGAGACGCACTACTGCGCGGACTGCTGCTACGACGTGCTCGACGGCGGCCGTGCTGTCGGGACGGTGGACAGCGAGGGGATCTACCACGGGCCCGCACCCGCACGACAGCGCCTGGGCTACATCAGCCGGGATCCGCTCGACGGGATAACATACCTCCGCCTGGGCCAGGCGCTTGAGCGCTCGGGCGTCGTGCGCGGCCTGCTGATCGAACTCGACGCCGGCGGCACGCTGCAACTCGTCGAGCAAATACCCGCAGATTTCCGACCGTGGCGGTGGCCGCCCTAGAGCCTCCGGTCGGCCTGCACGCCATCATTCATCTGCTTTTGAGAACTTGTCCCGTCGAAAAAAAAGGTCAACCCCGAGGATGCCAAGGCAAATCCCCAAGATATCAAGACCAAAGCCTGCCAACTTAACCGAGGAGAATCGAAGAATAAGCACCCAAGCCGCAACAAACACAGCGATCCCAAGCCACTTACGGACCTCCCTGTTGCGCACTAGGTGACCGACCGCAACAATGACTACAGTCCAGATGGCGAACTGGATGACATCATTCATGCGGGCTCTCCCGCGCTCTGGACGATCTCCGACTTGACCGAATGCTGAGGCCCGATCCCGCCGGACACCTCCCCTTCAACGCTGATTACGACATCACCGGAGTGGTAAGTCGGCAGACTCTCTTGGGTCGCCCAACGAACTGCAAGGCCGCTGCCAACTCCAACAAAAGTGTTGATGCGTTTACCGGCTACACCCGCAAGCATACCGACCATGCCAGCAACGGTGACACGCTGCTGGTTCAGAGAGTCAGCCTGAGCTCGGGTCAGGGGCAGCGAGACAAAAACCCTCAGTATGCAAGGTCGGTCCTTTGCCTGCATCCGGTCGAAAACCTCAACCGCAAGATCAGCAGTCGCGTGACTGGCTTTCACTGACGGACAGTACTTCATGTGAAGCAGCCGGCTGCGCTCCGCCCATGCGAGGCGAATGATCGCCAAGCTGAAGTTGATGCCGTGCTGGCTGTGAATATGCGTCCGTTCGATATCCATGGCGTTCCTTCCGTGCTTCGAGCGCGCAGTTTCGGTAGCCAACAACACCGCAACCACTAGCAAAACAGCTAGCTCTCAACATCCACGCCCAGACGGAGTTAGACTCAGCGCTCCGCCTCATAGGCAGCAACGCCCGTCCCTATGGCACGCCACTCATTCTGCGGCATGCGCGCGTCGCAGATGAATACCTCGACTTCGCCGCTTTCCTTCGGCTCCGCCGGCCGGATCGCTGCATGCCGGAGAATCGTCTGCATGTCTGGGACGTAGCTGCTCTCCGAGCCGTGGAATGACCAGATGCCGAACTTCCCTGCTCCACCCACCTGGTGGTCGAGTTTCACCGACCAGCCCTTGAATCGAATGACCAGCATCGCCCTGCTCCGTAGGAAAAGGCTGTAGTCTACTCCTAATTCTGACAGGCCCTGTTGGCAGCCAGCAGTTGGGCTTCATACCCGATCCGCTGCCGCCGCTCGGCCAGCAGCGCGCGGACCTTGGCCTGCAAGTCGTCGCCTTTTCGCACCCCCGCCGCGGCCCAGGCCGGAACCTCGATCGCCGGCACCCGGCACGGCACCGCCACCGGAACTTCTACGCGCACCGTGCGCGGCTCAGGCTCGACCTGGCCGGCGCATCCCGCCAGCGCGAACACCACCAGCATCAGCACCATCCTCATAGACCCAACTCCTGATCAATGACCGCCTCGGCGGCCGCACACTGCTCACCGGCGGTTCGCTCACGTACCAGGCGCTGGGCTTCGGCATACTGCTCCGCGGCCTGCTGCCGTCCCCGATCCACAGCCTGCGCGGCATCCCGGGCGCGCTGCTCACCAGCCTGACGCAGCGCGGCAATCTGCCCGCCCTGCTCCACTACTGCGGCCTCCAGGCTCCCACGAGCGGCACGGCAGGCGACCAGATCCGCCAGCGCAGCATCGAGCTGCGGCCGGTAGTGCCGCGCGCCGAGCCAGACACCGCCGGCGGCGCCGAGGCCGACCAGAAGCAGGCAGGCCAGCGCGACCGATAAAGCACGGGCGGAGATCACGACAGCACCCTCTTCGCCCGCTCCCACAGCGCCAGGCGCTCCGCCTGGCCGTTCGTGCCGCCGTTGATGCGCCGAGTGATGGCGGCGAACTCGCCGCGGTCGGCCAGGTCGTTCAAGCCGTGACTGGCCCACCACCAGGCCGCCGAGATCGCCGCCCACTCCGGTTGCTCGAGAAGCTCGGGTTCCTGCTCCAGCGGCTGGCCCAGCCCGGCGCCGGCGGCGCGGTAGTTCGCCCGGCCGGTGATCTGCAGCAGCCCGCGCCCGCGGTAGCACCAGCCATCGCCGGACGCCTCGTCGCCATTGCCGTTGCGCGAGGCGTAGGCGTTGTTGGCGATGGCTCGGGGGTTGCGCGCCAGGCGCTGCGCCAGGGGGTTGGGCTGGCCGTCGGCGCCGAGGTACCGGCTCGGCCAGGTCGCAGCCAGGCCGCTGGCGCTGTAGTTGAGGTTCTCCACCAGCCGGGTCAACTGGGCGCTCTCGTGCCCGATCTGCGCCAGGAACGCCGCCGCGCGCACCGGCGAAGTGATACCGAAGCGCGTCATCCCGCGGTTCAGCGCACCAACAAAAACGCCGGCTCGAGGGCCGGCGTTCGGGAGGACATGCAGCAACTGCTGCTCAGTGATGGGCATGTGAGCTCCAGAAACGACGAAGCCCGCGCAGGGCGGGCTTTCGTTCGTCGATAGGTGTTGTCAGGCTGGTAGCTGATCCGGCAGAGGATACCTGGCCTTGATCTCCTCGACCTTCGCGACCCAGGCGCGGTAGTCCGGCTCGGTGCCGGCCTTGATAGCATCGAACTCGGCCTCGGTCTTGAGCGGGTCACTCTCTAGACGGTAGGCATTCGCCCGCGCTGCGGCGGCGGCATCGCACTCAGCCTGCCAGCGTTCTTGCGCCTGCTGTTCAGCGGTCTTTACCTTGCTCCAATCGATCATCGCGGTAACTCCACCGGGCCATCGGCCTCGATCAGCAACGGCTCGGGGAAACGAGCGGCGGCACTGGCATCACCAGACAGCGGGAACCGCAGGCTCAGTTCCAGCCGGTCGGCACGTCGCACTGCGGGACCAGCGAACCACACTGATCCAATCGCCTCAGCCGGCAGTTCACCCCCCTCCGGTAGCGGTGTGAAGTCGAACGACTGGCCGTTCACAGTGAGCACATCGCCAATCCTGACCAGCGACAGGTGCTCGTCGCTGCCTGGCAGTGGTGCGTACGGTGACAACTTGATGATCATCAGAACCATCTCCCTACCAAAGTGAAAATCAAACGATTAGTGGCCAGCGCGTCCTGAAGGATGAAGAACAATGTCGAGCCGTTTGCATAGGCAACTTTCAGCCCGTTTGCAACAGAAGGGTTGCTCACATGCGACGCCCAACTCACGCTGACACCGGTGCTCCAATTACCCAGAAATGCAGCCGGCAGGGGCAGTGATATAGACGTATTTGGCTGCTGACTACCATCACCCAACAACGTGACTATGCATATTTGCGTTCCATCAGCGAACCTCACGAACTCACCATTCGCGTTGCTGCCGCGTTGGATTACTGCCCCGGTAGGCGCTCCGCTCGACTGCGAAACAGCGCCGAGAATACTGTCTCGCGAATACAGCGCGCCCGAACTACCAAGCGCTTCGCGGACAGCCGCACTGCCGAGGCCGAGATCCCCCCGCGCTGCCGCCGCATTTGCAGAGAGCGCCCAGGGCTTGATCCCCGCCAGGGTTGCCCCCCACTGGTTGGCGATCAAGTTGAATCGATCCGACAGGTCCTTGTCGTAGCCCAAGATCGGCGCCACCGCATAGGCCTGGCCGCTGGCCGTGCTGCCCTGGTAGTTGGGTTTGATCGAGATGACCGTCGAACTGGCGACGTTTGTGACCTCGTACCAACGCCCATCGGGTCCGCGAAATGCATCGCCGACCCGGGCGTTGGCGGAAAATGCGGTCCCAGTGCCGGTGACTGTCGGCGAATTCAGCGTGACAGCAACCATGCCTGTGGAATACCAAGCCATATAGTCCTCCAGATATATTTACGCCACTACAATAAGCGGCCAATTGAACTGATGGTTAGTTTCAAACTCTACAACTGATGAAACAAATATCAAGCTCATTGAGTTCTCAAGAAAACCTATGCGCGGCGCTTCTAACGTTATGAATGCTTTGACATTGAAATAGCTGACTTGGAAGTAGGCCTCAACTCCATATGTGAACGGCAGATACCACGTTTGTAGTGCCATCCCGCCTGGCCAGCTCGGGTTGTACGAATACTTATTCCAAACCTGTGCGCCACCGACATAGCGAACGATGTCCCGGTTACTGTCGAACATCACACGCGACTGGGAGTCGAAAACCTGCATTCCCCACCCACCGGTTTTCGGCAACATGACCGCGCCAGCTTTCCACTTTCCGCCGTAGATTGGAGGGTCCACGTCCCGATAGATCGTCTGCCAGAATGCAAATCCAGTCCAGTTCCCCGGGGCGCCGATATGCCTGAACAAATAGATTTGATGCGGACCATTTGGGCGCACGAAGACATACGGCTCATACGGGGACTGTATTGGAAAGGCATATTGAATAACAGTTTCTCTGCCGGTCGTATGTCCATAAGTTCCCGACGCAGCGAAATGAATGCACGGATTACTATCGTCGATTATTGTTTGCCCAGCATCCCCGCGAATTAATACTCCGTAGCTCATGAGAACATCACCGCATGCAGTACATAAGTTGTTCCGGATGAACCGTTCCAGTGGAACGTCACCACGCTTCCGGAAATTGTGTATCGGGGCACTTCACCGAATTCGTTTCCGCTCGCGATGATGAACACAACACCGCGCGCAGGATCAAAACCCGGCACCGTCACCGTCATCCCGTTGGTGATGGCGCCGAGCGACTGCCGGTAGACCGTGCGCGCCGATTGGCCGGTGAGCTCCATCAGGATGGAGCCGGCCGCATTTCTCAGGCGGATTCCGTAGCTCATACGTCTAGATTCCCGATCTGTACCCGCAGCACAAGATTCGCGTCGTAGACCTTGGTGGCCTCCGCTGTCTGCCTCATGAAGCCGCCAGACGTGGCGCTGTTCATTGTGAACGCGCCGCCCTTATCCAACTTCCACAGCGGCTCGCCGTTGGCACCGAGGGCGGTCGACTGGATCACGTTGCCGATCTTCGCATTGGTGATTGACCCATCCTGGATCATCGCGTTGTTGATGAACATCTGGCCGCCGACGATCGAGACCGGCGCCACGGTCTGCCCGCTGGAACTGTTGAACCAGAGGAACCGATCAGCCTGGAACGCCATGGTCGTCACGCTCGTACCGCTGTCGAAGCCCAGTTGCCAGCCAGCGGCGTACTTCTGGCCATTGGCATGCGCCTGGAGCTTCACGCTGTAGAGCGCCTTGACGTTGCCATCCAGCGAGGTAACCGCTTGAGATGTGGTCTGGATGTTCGCCTCGTTGGTATCGGTGCGCGCACTGACGGTATCCACCCGCTGCCCCAGGGCGCTGTCCGCGTTGGCACGGACGGTCTGTTCGGTGCTGATCGCCGAGGCGTTGCTCGCAACCTGGCCGGTGAGCTGATCCAATCGCTGGACGGTTACAGCATTGTTCGACGCAACGACCGACTCGACGGTTGCGATCCTGCCCTCCGCCGTCACGGTCCGCGCTTCAAGCAAGCTCGTCCGCTTCGCCTGCGCTTCGTCCTCGTTCGCCCGCACGGTGACTTCGGTGGCGGCTCGAGCAATGGTGTCCCAGCCCTTCAGCGCATCGGCCTTCTCTCCGGTCGCCGGCTCCCGGCGGGCGGCAGCCTGCAGAACATCCAGGCTCGAAGCCGCCGCTTCGACCTTACCGTCGAGCTCGGTGATATCCGCGGTGTTGGTGGCCACCTGCTGGGCCAGGCCGTTGGCCGTCTCGATCGACTGTCCGATGTCGGCCCAGTAGGTCGCGTTCGGCGGCGAGGCGTTGAGCGGCACCGCCTGCTTCGCTTGATACAGCCGGTTGCCGACCCGCACGATATCGTTCTTCGCGTAGGTCTTCGTCGGGTCGTAGGCCAGCACATCGGTCAGATTGTCGATCTGGTCCTGCAAGCCACTGATATCGACCTGCATCTGATCGATGTCGGCGAAGAACTGCTCGCCCAGCGCGGACTCGACGTACTCCTTGGTGATCAGTTCGTTGTACTCGCTCGCATCCGTCGAGCTGATACCGTCGACCCAGGCCGACCAGGGGCCGACGTTGCCGGTCCGGTCGATCAGCCGCCCGCGGAAGGCCAGGCGAGCGCCGGCCGCCAGTGAGGTCAGCGTATGGGTGTCGGTCGGGTACGCGAACAAGCCCAGGGCAGTTGCGTTCTGTTCGCTGCCGCCCGGGGTAACCGACTGTTGGATCTCGGTGTAGGCGGTGTCCGCCGCGCCACTGGCCGGGAATCCCCACTCCAGGCCGATCTTCCACGGCCCGCTGGTGGTATGCAGGAACGCCAGCGCCGGCGGCGCGCCGGTCTTACCGCTGAGCTGGGTCAGGATCGAACTCTTCCAGACCGACGTGATGTCGAAGGCCGACACCGCACGCACTCGCGCCAGATATCCACCTGCGTAGATGCCGGTCACATCGACGCTGGTGGTGCCGGCACGCGGCAGGCGGATCCAGTTGCCGCTGTCCTTCTTCCACTCGACGTCGTATGCCACCGCCCCTTCTACAGCAGGCCAGGCGATGGTCATCGTGCTAACCGCCAACCCCTGATCGAACTGGTAGTGCGAGGTCAGCGTGACGCTCGCCGGCGGCGCCACGGTGGTGATCGGGATAACGCTGATCGGCCGGCTCTCCAACTTGGCACCAGTGTCGATCGCCGAGAATTTCCCGGGCTCGTACTGCAACGCAGTGATCTCAAAGACACCCCGCTCCGGCTGGCTGACTTTCATCACACGGTAGAGCGGCACCGTCAGGTCGTCGGCATCGAGGGTCCAGACCAGTTCCGGTAGCGGGGTCTCGCTGTAGGCTGTCGTCACGGTCACCGCGCGCCCGGTTACCGACTGCACGGTTCGCGCCTCAGCCTTACCGCTGGGCAGGTTCAGGAGCAGCCGGTCGCCAACCTTTGCCTGGGTATCGCGATCCAAGGTGATCACTCGGCCAGCGACCGCGGAAATCCTCCCGCCGATCTCCCGTCCGGCCAGCAGCGAGTCAGCCACCGGAATCACCCATCCCGGCAGCGGAATTGCTCCGTCCATCCCGGTACGGAACGTTATCGTGCGATCCTGGCTGTTGGTCAGGATTGCCCATTTTCCGCGCCGCTGGGCCTCACTCTCGCGGGTGCAGCCGATGGCCGCCACCTCGACCTGGTTGTCGCCGTAACGCCGCTGCAGGCGCTTATCGGTGGCCACAGCCACGTCGGTGTCGTAGTTGTTCGCCGGATTGTCGTAGCTGACCAAGGCACGGCTGTAGCGAGTACGCTCACTGGCCGAGCCGTAGCTGAAGCGGCCGTCGATGACATTGGCCCGGGTGTAAGCGAAATCGACGTCGGTGGCGCGCGGGATATCCGCCTGGATCTTCAGTTGGCCCTGGGCCCAGTACGCCATACCACGGTAGATCGCGGTGAGGTCACGCAGCAGCTCCCAGGCCCCGGCGCGGCTTTGCAGGTTCAGGTTGCAGGTGTGTCGCGGCTCCTGGCCGCCCTTCCCGTCCGGCACCAACTGGTCGCAGTACTGGGAAATCCGGTACATCTCCCAACGGTCTACCATCCAGGCCTTGATGCGTTTACCCACACCGAAGCGATCATTGGTCACGATGTCGTAGGTGTGCCAGACCGGGTTGTCGGTCCAGGCCTGTTTCATCGTGCCGTCCCAGATGCCGAGGTAGGCCCGGGTCTCCGGATCATAATTGCTCGGCACCTGGACCTTCCGCCCGCGGCAGTCGACTGTGACAGCCGGAATGTTGCTGAACTGCTGTGCGCTGAACTCGACGTACAGCAGGGCCGTGTTCGGGTAGCGCAGCTTCGCGTCGATCACCTCGGTGTAGCCGGCGACCAGCATGGTGTCGGCGATGCGGTTGTTGTTCTGGTTCGGCGTCAGGCGGCGGACGCGCACCTGCCAGCCATTGGTGGCCACCGGCAGGTCGATCCGGCGGGAGCGCTCGTAGCGGGTGGTGGTCTTGCCATCGACGGCCTCGCGCAGCACCTCCTGATAGGCGCCGCCGTCGGTGGCCAGATCTACGGCATATTCGATCCGATACCCGCCGATGTTGCCGTTGGTGTCCTGCTGCTGGAGCGCTGGCCAGGCGAAGCGCAGACGCACTGCGGAAAGCTGGGTATTGCTCAGCGAGCGCACCCAGGGCGTATCGCTGCGCAACTCGACGTTGACGCTGGTTTCGTTCTCAACGGCAGGGATGCCAGGGATGTAGTTCTGGTCCACCGCCCCCGCGCGCCACTCCCACTTAACGTTGGGGAAATTCAGGTTACCGCTCGGGTCCATCAATGGGGTGTTGTCGAGGTAGATATCGCGCTCGCTCGGAACGCCGGCGAACTCGCCTTCGCCCACGGCAAGCAGGATCTTGGCCGTCGCGACCGAGCGCAGGCTGTCGGGTGCCTCGACCGGCTGTTTCGGCTTGCTACTGCCGCCCTTGCGGCCGGCCAGGTGCTGGTGAACTGCGCTCATGCTTTGCTCCGGGCATGAAAAAGCCCGCCGAAGCGGGCTTTGACAACAAGATGATTATTTCAAAAGTGAAGTATCTTTCTGAAAAGTAAGCTTATTTAAATTGAGACCCTCGACTAATCCGAGCCTGATAATACTCTGACCAATGTAGCCACCGTGATAAATTCCGTAGTAAAGAAGCAAAACCCTTTCTTCATCACAGAACTGCGAGCGCAAAATCTCGATATATACCCTATCATTCTCTTGCCATCCATCGAGAAACCTAATCAACACCATCAGATTGGAAAAATAATTTGAAACCTCCAACTGATACTGATCCCAAAAATTCCTCCAACCATTCTTAATTCTTAACTCATCAACCAATTCATGCTGAGCTTTTCTCGAACTTAAATTAACATTTTCCCGCACCAAAAAACTATTCAGAGTTTTACAAAAACCAGAAAACGCCCGCCTACCAGAGACACTTCCAAAGGCCATACTAGCAACACACGACCTCTGTATCTCAATCATCTTGAAAAATGAAGACTCAAAATTCTGCAACTTGAAATGTGACGACTGCTCCTCAAGAGCTTTTGCGGATTTCTCCAACTCCCTTCTAGTCTCTCTAAGCTCCACCCTTTGCATTACAATTGTAATTAAAAGTCCCATAAAACTCAGAAAAGTCAAAATTGGGTTAACAATACCACCAAAAAAGTCACCAAACGCGCCATGCCAATCCTTTGCAGGATGCATTACTGTAAGCACCAGATCAAAAACAAAAACAGATACTACTAAGAAACCACCCAACATAAACAACCCAAATAAAGGGCGAACATTCAAATTTCCGGCCTCCTCTGGAGACACAAACTCTTCAAACCATATAAACAGCTTCTCCATATAGTTCTTAACAAAATTTAGCATGAGGCTAGTCTCGCAAAAAAGATAGCACAATGATGCTACGCTTTATCTTCCGCGTAAATCGACGCCGAAATAATCGCTCCACCCCAGCGGCGCTTCCCATAGCAGATCGGCACCGGGTTCCCGCTGGCGGTAGTGTTTCTGGCGCTGCCGAAGGCGTAGCTGGGCAGGTTCTCCGGCGCCGCGCTCTGCTTCAGGCCCTTGGCTTGGGGGCTGAGCATTTGGATGACGCCGCCGATCGCCATCGCCACACCGGCTGTCCCCATAGCCCCCGTCAGACCACCAGCAGCGGCGAAACCACCTGGGCCGGCCATGATGGTCGCCGCCACGATAAGGGCAACACCCACAATCGTCTGCACCAACCCGCCACGCTTCCGGCCACGCATGACCGGAGCAATGCGAATCTCCTCGGCGCCCCCCCGAACTGCAGCTCATCTTGGGAAATGTTCCGTTTCCCACGGAATACAGCGAACTCCATACCTCGCAGGTGGGCATTGGCGAGGAAGCGCTCGAGGCCTGGAATCTGCACGCACAAGGCCTTGATCGCTTCCGCACTCGACCCGACGAGCATACGGTACTCCCGGCCGAACTGCCGGAGCGCGCCGTAGAGTTTGATGGTTGTCATCGGAGAGTGGTGCGCTGCGGTGGTCATGTGTTTCTCCAGGTAATAAAAAACCGCCCGGAGGCGGTTCTGCACTGAAATCGATAAACAGCGGGGATATCTACTTCCTCTCTATCCAGTCCAGTTCTCCATGCATATAGTGGACTGCACTAAGCCTTCTTTTCACTGAGTCTGCCTTTTTCTTCTCCGCGTATGGGCCAACCACAATTATGGACTCAGCACTGGAGAATATTGGCAACTGAAGTTCTTCAAGCTTCGCAAGACGCCCATCGAACTCTTCTCCGGGCTTACATGCGATATTCACCGTCCACCCATAAGTTAGAGGAGGCGGCCCATTGGGAGCCGGAATCGCTTCCACATCCGCGCCGCAGAATCGACACTTAACGGCGGCACACTTGATAGTCTCTGCGCAATACGGACATGACCGAGTGTCAAAGGCAACTGAAGGCGTAGGCACATTCCTTTTCCCAAGGACTACAAGCAGCACGCCTATAATCAGTGCAATGCCGGCAATGATAGTTCTCTGTTCTCTGGCAGCAATGAGGCCTATGTTGTTCACTCGATCGCCAGACATGGTGCCGACAGTAGTGTCCATGGCGAGCGCGCTGATGAGCATCACGACTCCAACCAGCAGCACGAGAATTCCCAGGGTGCGCATCCCTTGCTCTCCGCAGCGATTTTGGAAAGGGACGGACTCTACCATCACCACGCCAGCACGAGAACCCAGTACACAGCTGGACTCAAGCGGACAAGGAGCGTTCTCGATAACGCAGTACCAGACGCATCCTGCCGTACCGCTGGGTCTACCTCAGTCGTTTCAAGGCTGGATAGAATCACAGTGCCACCAGCAACTCAGGTCCCGTAATATTGAACAGCCTCGTCAAAACAGACCACGAGGCCGCAATGGATATCTGCCACAGCTACAAGGAGCATTTTATGGCCGAAAAGTCGTATCTAACTGGGAAGTGGGCAATTTTCAAGAGCAGAGCCTCGACGGAGGTGCTTGGTTACATCGTGGATGGCATTGGACAAACGACGGTGCCTGGACAGCCACCCTTCAGCATTATTGACTCTGTGCTCTTTGCCCCTGACGGCACCAGGCTCGGCTATCTGGCTCCATTGGAAGGAAGCTGGGTGGTGAACCTGGGCGACTATGAGATAGGACACGTACTGCGTGCCCTGCCGTAAGACACCGGAAGGTATTCACCTGACAATGGAGATCACATGATCATTAGAAGTCTCGTCCACAATCTGCCTAAAGACCCGGGCAGTCCCGGCTGGGTTCTAGGCTGGGCGGTTGTCCAGAGCGCACCTGGATATTTATACGTCCAAGGAAGCAGTGGACGCTGAGGCGTTACTGCACGGCGAAGGCTTCGGCGTCGAATACGGCTCGCACGAGGTGGGCACTGACAACTTTGTAGGCGGACTCACGCCGCCGAGCTGATCGCTTCGAAGGTGATACGCCCTGGACCAGAAACCAGTCGTGCGGTGAGCCCAGGCTTCCCGGAATAGCTACGACGATACCCAGCGCTACCTGGACTCGTCATGCCGGCGAATCTCAAGCGGTCGATTTCATCCTGATCGTCGAGGATTGCCACGAACGCCTCGCCGCCGCACCGCACGCCATCGCGCACCGTAAATAGGTCATGGATGGTTAGCAAATAGCGCTGCTGCATACTCTCCTCCCGCGGCACAGCCGCTTCATTTCGCGTTCCGATACCGCAGCGCCGATCGCTTAGCGGTCGGTTTCAGTCAACCCAGCACAACTCCGATGGCTGCTATGATGGATGCAATAGCTACGCCTGTGGCTAGGATGAGTGCGGCGTTGGCCAGGCGCTTACCAACGATTCCGGCATCAGTTGCGTTCATTTTCCCATCTACCTTGACCCGATGCTTGGGTCTATAATTGAACAATGTTCTGCTCCTTGTCCTTCCCAAGGGGTGGAAACAAAAACCCCCGAAGCCGGCCAGCTCTCGGGGGTTTTGCTTTTTTGGCCGGTGAAGAAAGTCTGACCAAACGGTTTTTCGATTGCCGCAAGAAATACCCGGTAGGTGCCCGGAGTATTTTTTTTCGTCACCAAAGAAATGCCGGGAGGGCTACCGTGGATTTTCCGCTTGACTTTGCCGACCCGCGTCGTTCGGCAATTCGCGATACCGCAGCACCAAGCGCAGTCGGTCGAGCCACGGCCCGCCGAACACGATGATTTCTGAGGGTTTCCCATACAGGTGGTGCAACAGGAACGGCCCGGCGCCGAAGTGTTGCGCATCCTCGCCAGGTAGTGATGGGTCGTCCGCCAGGTAGATCCCGGCGTGGTTCGGGTGCGCGGTACGTCCCACAGCCATCACGATCATGTCGCCGCGCTGCGGCCGGTCCACCCGGATGAAGCCGGCCCCCTCGAACCGCTGCTCGTAGAGGCTTGGACCGTCTGCCCGCTCCCACCAGCCATCGGCACGCTCGAAGTGCGGGAACTCGATGCCCCACTCCCTCTGGTACCAGTCGGCGCAGACCTGCCAGCAGTCCTGCACCCCATGCACGAACGCGCGCCCGAGCAGCGGCACCTGATCGACGGGCTCGATGGTACGCAGGTCGCCCTCCGGCCAGCTCAGGATGTGCCAAGTCAGGCCCGAGGCGTTGCACATCGCGACATCTGCGGCACTCGGTCGGCTGGTGGCATCGGGGTGGCTATGCACCACGGCGACGATCTCTCCCTGATCCTCTGCCTCTGCATACGCCTCCGGCGCGATGCGGAACTCCTCGCCGGCGTCGGCAGCGGTGTTTTCGCAGGGAACGTATCGCTGGCTCCGGCCAGAACGGATGATCAGTCCGCAGCACTCGCGCGGATACTCTGCCGCGGCGTGCTTCTGCACGGCAGACAGGATGTGCTTGAGCATGGTCAGCTCCTGGCGATGATCGAGACGGCAGGGAAGCCGCCGAAGGGCAGTTGGTTGCCTTCACCGAAGCGCGGGATGCAACCGGTGCCCAGGCAGCCATCACACTCGTCCCGGGCTGGGTCATCGGTGGGGTTGCCGTCGATGTCGAAGTACGGGCCGGTGTAGCCGCAGTCGGGCCCGCGGTACCCGCCCGTCATCGCCCAGTGGCAAAGGGTGGTCATCTGCCGGCCGACTTGCTCGCCGCCAACGTCACCTGGAGAGGCCAGTTCCCAGGCCACGTACTGGCCGTCCTCGTTGGTTTTCTGGTCCAAGTACCAGATTTCGACGATCTCCTGGGAGGGATCAGCGTCGGGATTGCCGCCAGGGAAGTTCGCCGCGTCCAGATACTTCGCCAGCGTCGTCCGGATGGTGAGGCGGAACTGGAGCAGGTCCTCGAACGCCAGGCAGAGCGCCGTAATCCGGCCATTGACGTTGCCGGCGGTGAAGCTCGGCCGCGCCGCAGTACCATCGCTGTTCGCCTCGATGCCCTCAATCTGCACCGGCCAGGCCGCGTATTCGTGGCCCTGCCACCAGATCGGTTTCGCCGGTAACTGGTCGGCGTTGGCACCGGCGGCGGCCAGTTCCTGCGGGCTGTGCGGGATAGCGTGTCCGTGGAACCGGACCACGTCGGCGCCGAAGTCGCTGCCGTCGAGTTCGAACAGCACGACCTCGCCGCCGGGCTCCAGCTTCTGGATATCGGTGATCAGTGTCATGGATGGAATGCCTGTTCAAAGGTCGCGGTCAGCCGGTAGACCCGGCCGCCGAGGTTGACGGGCCGGTAGCCCGCACAGGTGTAGAAGCCCAGGCCACCCAGGGGCGGCGTCCAGAGGAATGCCCGCGCTCCAGCGTGGCGGTCCAGGAAGTCCATTGCGGCCTTGATGGTCGCCGCCGGCCCGGTGATGGAAACCGGCCAGCTCTGGGACTTGCTGTTCAGACCTTCGCTCACCAACTGCTTGTAGCCGTCACCGAATTGCGCAGACCTGGTGGCGAAGGTGATGTCGCCCTCGCCACCGCTCTCGGTGGCCCAGGTGAAGGTTTCGATTGCCATGTGCTCTACCCGTTGATGGCGCGGCCGATCGCACCGTCACGCCGCAGATCACGCGCCAGGAGTTGTCGGTACTTCTGCTCGACGAACGTCCCGATGTCGCGACCGAACTGGTCCAGGCCAGGCTGGCTGCTGGAGACGTTGGCCGAACCATCCGAGGCAATGTTCACCTCGACGTTGATCTGCGAGCTACCGCCGCCCATAGCGCGCACACCGAGGGCCCCGGACGAGGTTCTGGTCAGCGGCATCACGGCCTCTGGCCCCGCTTCGCCCATCACACCCATGCCGCCGCCGCTCATGCCGAACGCGGTTGGCGTGCTGACCACGCTGTTGGTGAAGGCCCCGCCAGTGGCGAACATCTGCACCCCGCCGGCGAACGCGCCACCGTTGGCGAACAGCCCGCTGTTGCTCACGAGATTGTCGACGCCCGACTGTGCGGCAGCGTTTCCACCGCCGAAGAAGCCGCCGAAGAGGGACGAAAGGGCCTGCGAGGCAGCGGCGCGCGTTGCAATCCGCGCCATATCGGCCAGGATGCTCTTGGCGAAGTCGGAGAACGACAACTTGCCGGTCGTGGCGAAGGTAGCGACTGCATCCTCCATGGCGCGGAACGCGTTGGTGAACAGATCATGCGTCTGCCCAGCGACATTCCTGGCGCTTTCGAGATAGTCGTTCCAGGCTCCGCTCGCTCCGTTGCTCCAGTCTGACTGGGCAGCGGTCATCTGGTCGTAGTTGCTGACCACGGTGTCTCGCAGGTCCTGATGCGCCTTTCTGAGCGCAGCCAGACGTTTCTCGTACTCCTCGTCCGACATTTGCCGACTGGGATCGGAGCGCTGGTTCTCCAGGTCCATCAGTTGCTGGTTGTAGCGGTCGTCGAGACTGTTCAACTGCTCGAAGCGGGACCGCTCTCGTCCGCCCATGCTGACACCGGCCGCAGCGCGCTCGCCCTCCAGGCGCAACGCATCGACCTGCGCCTGCAGCGCCTGCGTATAGCGCTGCACCGACTGCTCCTGTCGCCGTATCCGCCCCTGCTCGCTGAGTTCGATCTGGTTGAGCTGTGAATCGGCGTCCTGCTGCGCCTTGACCAGCGCCGTCCTGGCGTCGGCGATCTTCTGGTCGAGTTGGATTCGCTGAGCAGCCGAGGTTCCTTGCTTCGCCTTGGCAGCCTCCAGCGCTGCGATCTCACGCTCGTAGGCATGGGTTACCTCATCCCGCTCCTGCTGGATGATCGAGATGCGCTGCTGCGCGTAGCTTTCCGCGCTGAGCACGCCTGCGCGTTGGGATGCCTCCAATTCCTTTTGCGCGTTACGGTAGGTCGCGGTGATCTCGGCCAAGCTGTTCTTCGCGGCGTTGGCCGCGCGTAGGTCCACCGAACCGGCGGAGCCCTTCTGGTCCTTGTACTTGGCGTTGATGTTGGCGATCTCGCGATCGATGGTCGCCTGCTGCAGGCGGTCATCGCTCGGGTTCACCTCGCGGATCGCCTGTAGATCCTTCTTGTACTGCTCCAACTCCTTGGCGCGCTTCTGCTGGTTGGTCAGCGCCGCCCTGGAACGAGCGTCGATCCGGTCAATAGCATTCTGGGCGGCCTGTTCAGCCCGAGCGCGCTCGCCGGCGGTTCTGGCATCGTCCTCCATCGCCTTCTTCCGCTCGCGGAGCATGTCGAGCTCTTCGCGCAGGCGGTTCCGGCTCTCGTCGCGGTTGCCGACCAGGCCGAAACCACCTTGATCGAGCTGGGCAAGGCGCCGCTCCACGTCGGCGATCTGGGAGTCGATGTCCTGGCGACCAATGCTCTTGGCATCATCCCACGCGCGCTTGGCAGCACGTGCCACTCCATTCCAGGCACGCTCAATCCAACCCAGGTTCTCCAGAATCTTCGGGGTCCGCTGGTTGATTGCGTCAGCGTAGGCCTCAGTCGCCAGCTTCACAGCGCCGGCGTGATCCCCCTGCTCCTCCAGCGCCTTGATCTGCGAGTAGACGGATGCGGTGAGGTAGTTGTACTGCTCGTTCAGGGCCTTCGAGGCCTTCACAGGGTCTTCGCCCAACCTCACGAACTCGGCGACGGTATCCCCTACCGCGCGGCCAGTTGCCTCTTCCATCGAGAGCGCGGCCTGGGTGATGGCGACAAAGCTTTCGCTGGCCAGGTTTCCCTTGCCTGCCAGGGTGGCCAGCACTTCGGCGGCAGCTCCGGTTGTGCCAACCGTACTGCTGACCTGGCGAGCCATTTCGCCCAGTCCAGAGGCACTGGTACCAGCGTAGTTGCCGGTCATGATCAGCGCCTTGTTGTATTCGCCCTGTTCCTTGCTGCCCAGGTACGCCGCCGCAGTCACACCACCGATCGCCGCTGCCAGCAACCCAATTGGTGCCAAGACACCAACCACGCCAGACGCGGCGCCGCCGGCGTTCACACCGATCTCGGCGATGTTGTGGGCGGCGACCCGCCAGTTACCGGTGGAGAGGGCGTTACCCAACTGCAGCACATTCTCGCGCGCTTCCTTGCTGGTCAGCCCGAGCTTGTTGATCGCGCCGCCGGTCCCTTCGATGTCCCGCCGCTTCGCCGCGATCTTCTCCAGGCCGGCGGCCAATCCGGCGTCATCCAGCCCGCCGGCGGCGCGCAGCCCACGCAACGCGGCCTCCTGCTTCTCAAGCCTGGCCAACGCAGCGGTCACCGGATCGATGCTGTTGACCGTGCGTTGCATCGCTTCGATCTGCCGGTTCTGCGCCGCAACCAGGCGCTGCTTCTCGGCGGCCTCCTTGGTTTCCGCCTTCTGCAACCGGTCATAGGCCGCACCCAGGCGATCCTGATATTGCGCCTCGTCCTGCAGCGTGGTCAGGCCGGCCTTGCGCGCCCGCTCGAGTAAGCTCTCGGCGCGAATCAGATCATCGATGTTGGCGACGTTGCCGGAGAGCGCCCGTTCCAACTGGCTGATGATGGATATCTCGCCAGCGGCACTGTCGTATACCTTCCGGCTGGCAGCAGCCTGGCGTTCACGCGCACCGGCCGCCTTGTCGACACTGCGGGCAGCGTCCTCCTCCGCGCGCGATACTCCCTTGGTGGCCTGCTCGAGGCCCTTGCTGGCGTCGGACAGGTTGTCGATGGCCTGTTCGGCCTGGTCGGCGGAGTCGACCAGCTTGTCGAGGTCCTCGGCCGCCTTGGCGGCCGGGCTCGAATCGACCTTGATGCCCAGTTCGGCGAAATTGCTCATCCCGACTCCCTCTGCTCGCGGAAGGCCTTCAACGCAGCGTCTTCCATCACCCGGATATCCGCGAATACCGCGGGTTGCTCACCAGCGGCTACGCCGCACATCTGCATCACCACCGGCAATGCGGTGTAGTCCAGGCCTGTTGCGCCACACATGCCAGCCCGCCACTGGGTGCTCATCGCCTCGAAGACGATGAATGCCGTCCAGTTACAGGGCCAGAGTTCCATCTGCTCGTCGCTTTCGTCGAAGTCATCCGGCGACAATCCGAACTGCGCCAGCTCCTGGGCGCTGGCTGCAGGCCGATAGAGTTCTTGTGCGGCGCGCTTCAGTTTCCCAAGCGCCCTCTGTTGTAGGCGCTCTGGTAAGCCTCGAGGATAGCCTCGGGCACGCTGACCAGGGAGGACACCAGCAGCCGGACGTTGGCCTCGGTGAACGCCTCGTCGAACCCCCACCCGGCCACAACGGCTTGTACCTGCTCGACCTGGAGGTCGATCTGAGCCGTGGTGAACGCTTCCAGAGACTGCTCGCGAGTCTCCTCGACCAGGCGCTCGAACCGCTTTCCCCAACTGCTGTAGAGGTCGGCCAGCGCTTCACGATCCAGGTACTTGAAGGTGAATGGCACCTTGATGGACTCCCCGCCGAGGCGGGGAATCTCCACACTGGATTCGAAGGTGGGCGCCTGCGCGATGCTGAACTTCTTCGCCATGACAGTTCCTTAGGGGGCCGGGTTGTAGCGAACCGGGCGGCCATCGAGAGCGATGGTCAGGGTCCGGGTCATGATTTCGTTGACGTTCAGGGTCGGGGTGTCGCTGACCGAGACGTAGCCGTTGTAGAAAACCTCCGATCCGTTGCGCAGCGTCAGGCGGATCACCTGCAGCGCTTTACTCTGGTCCGCCGCCTCAATCACCGCCCACTGCGGCAAGTTGGGGTCGTCGGCGATCGGCATCGAGAACGACTGAGCGTTGCGGAAGGTAGGCAACTGGCGCTGGTCATCGTCCTCGAGGTACTGGTACTGGACGAACTGCTGCTCGCCGCCGGAGGTGGTCGGGTTCATCACCTGCTGGATCTGCTGCCAGGTGAGGACCTTCTTCGCCGAGCCGATACCGCCGCCGGCCGGGTAGCGGATCACATCGGTGGTATCGATATTGCCTAGGGAGAAGGTGTCCTCGGTGGAAACTGCGACCTTGACGGCTCGGCCGTTCAGGCCAGTCCAGCCGGACACCAGCGACACGACGTCACCGACCAGCAGGCCGTGAGCATCTGCGGTAGCAACCGCTGGCTTGGCGTTGGAGACAGCGGTAACCGGAATAGCCGGGCCGTAGGTGGCAGCAATGGCCAGTAGCGCGCCGTTGGGGAGGCTTGCGGACATGGAGTTTTCCTCGTGTGGAAATGAAAAAACCCGCTCATGGCGGGTGCTGGTGTGCCCATGCGGGCGATCAGAAGATGTCGGCGCGATAGCCGATGGAGACTGGCTTGGTATCGGCGATGTCCCCCGATATCCAGGGTCCCGGCGCTGGGGGGCTCACCACCTGCACAGAGAAACCGGGGCGGGACAACTCGCTGTAGAGAGGGAACTGCTGACCCAACCCGGCGATGATGTCTGCGGCAACGCCGGTGCCCTGCCCGCCTGGGACCACGATGCTGATCTGGAACACACCTGTGAAGCCCCGGTGGTAGCCGCCCAAGTCGCTACTGGTAGTGCCAGCGGGCAGCGTGAAGCAGCGTAGATAGATGGCACCCGGCGTCGGTTCGAACGTCACATTCGGGTACGCGACCGGGATCCCCTTGGCCTTCGCCCAGACGTCCAGGCGAGCCTCGAACAGTTGCTGAATGATCTCGTGACTCATACCTGGTTCGCCCTGACGGCGGCCTCCACAATCTGCTGGAATTCGGCGATGGTCACCCGGACCATGCCAGCCGGTGCCTGGCTGGAGTGCCCGTACTCGAGCGGTACCGCATACGGCAGGTTGTTCACCAGGTAGGCGGTATCTCCGAGCTTCAGCGGCTGGACCCCAGCGGTCACTGCAGAAATTGTCTTGCTGCCAGTCGGGTCGACGTCATCAATCTCCCCCTGTGCGGCCGTGCCAATGCTGAACTGCCAGTTGGCCCGAAAGCGCCCGCCAACATACCCGCGTCCGGCCACCATCCCGTTGACGTCGAAGTTCTGGTCACGCTCCGCCTTGGTCAGCGGCTTCGCGTGCTTCACGCCTCGACGTAGCTTCCCGTTCCTGGTGAAGTTGCTCGGATTCAGGTTGATCAGGGTGTTGCGAATCGCGACGTTCTCATCGTAGCGGTCCGCCGCAGCACTCGCTCGCTGGCGGTAGGCGACGTTCGCGGCCCACCGCTCCGGGTCACCGACTGGAGATTTCTCGATCACCTTGACCGACAGGTCCAACATGATCCGCTGGTAGATCGCATCGCCGGCAGCCAAGGCTTGGTCGCGGAATTGCGCCACCGCTGCAGCGAAGCTGCCCTGGCGCCCCGAGTAGCGTTGACGCATGCGAGAGCCACGGGCCATGCGCTACCTCCTCGCTTGCGCGACGAAACCGATGTCCAGGCCGGCATAATTCCAGGCTTTCGCAGTCACCACCTTGAAGGCCTCGCCGTCGAACTCGATACGGTCGCCGTTCCTCGGCGCCGGCATGTCCTGCCCCCCGAGCTGCACTGGAGACATGATGATCTCGACATCACCCTGTTGGATCAGCGAACCGTCGATAACCCGCACATCGTAGTCCTGGCGCATGCCGGAACCATCGAAGCGGCGCTCGATGGTTGGACTTCCACCGGTCGCCGGGTCGTACTCGCCCTGCTCGAACTTGGTCAGGCGTAGCTCAAGCCCCCTACCGCCCTTACTCCGCGGTGCCAGCATACGAATGGCTATCGCCCGGGAACGGTCGTAGATATCAGCCATCAGCTCATCCTCGACACCCTGACGTTGAACATGCCGCCGCCGACTGTCAGCGCCTCCAGAAGCCGATCCACTGCAACGTAGCGCGGCTGCCCCTGGTTCACCGGATCGGCGTAGACCGTGGTGAGGGGCCCCACCGTCTCGGATTTCACAGCGGAGGCCTGCTGTACCGTGTCCAGCGGCCCGTCGAGCGCCAGCAGGGCCAGTTCGCACGTTGCGGCCTGCAGCTTCCGGTTCGGCCAGGCCAGGCCGGTGCGTGGAAACTCCAGCGGCTGGTCCGGGTCGACCTTCGATCCTCGGAATTGATAGCTGCGGTCGATGTAGTCGGTCGCCCTGATCAATGCCGAGGAGCGGCTGTCATTGGAGGCCGACGCCCAGGCAGCATTGCCGCGCTGAGCGTGATACTCGGTAGCCTGGTCGACGGAGACGTAGCTGTTGGCGCTGTCACCCTCAGTCACCACCGCCATTGGCTTTCTCCTCGGTCGCCTTCAGGAGCTCGCGCAGCGAATCGGGCGTGGCGCCTCCCGGCACCTCGACGCCCAGTCCAACGAGACGCGCCAGCACCTGCTCGTCGTTCAACGGCGAGGGCTCCTGGGCCGGCTTCGCCTCGGCGAGCAGTTTCGCCAACGCAGCCTTGCCTGCACGCCCATCGAACGCGACGCCGAGGGCCTTCAGGTCAGCCTTGATTTCGTCGAGGGTGGGCTCGCCGTCATGGATGCCCGGAGCCTTCGCAGCACCGTTGGTTTGCAGTTCGATCAGGTCGTAGGCCACCGAGTATGCCCGCGGCACCTCGCCGGCCACCGCATCGGCCTGTTCGAGGAAGTCACCCTGGCGATAGGCGAGCGGATCCCGAATCGTCAGCCCATTGCGCTGGGCGAACTCCATCTGGTCCGAGGTAGCTGGGCCAGCTACGAACCACAGAATCTTCTTGGTCATTGTCCACCTCATGAAAAGGGGGCCTGGCGGCCCCTCTGCGGCTACTTGCTCAGCACCAGAACGCCGGCGGTGTCTTTGACGCTGGTGGCGGTGCGCTCCCAGTTCGCCGCGGTGCCGATCGCGGTATCGTTCGGCGAAGCGCCGCCCGTACCGGTCTTCCAGGTGTAACCGAGCACGCCCAGGTTGTAGCTCCATTCGGCCTGGTAGACCGAACCCAGGTTCTCCTTGCCGGTAGTGCGGTTCAGAACAGCGTCGAAGTCGTTGTTGCCGGTCACCAGCACCGAGCTCTGCACCAGGCCCAGCGAACGGAACGAAGCTGGGTTGGCCTCGGGGTCGGCGCCAGCCGGCACGATCAGCGAGTCGGCGTCGGTCACCACGAACAGACGGCCGAACGGGTCGCGCATCACGTTCACGCCGTCGTAGGTGAACAGGTTCTCGGCGTTCGCAAGAGCGTTATCGTAGAGATCGCTGACCACGCTGGAATGGAACACCCAGGCCGCGATGGCGTTGGCGCGGTCACCGAACTTGAACGCCGCCTTGTTCAGGGTGCGGAAGGTTGCGGTCTCGGTGGCGCTGCCATGGGTCGCGTCGGAGTGACCGCTGATTGCAGCCACCGCGCCGCGGATGGCGGTGTTCAGCATGTCCGCGACCCGTGCTTTACCCAGTTGCTCACCGATGGTCAGGGCCGCCAACGCCGGGTTCTGCAACACCCAGTTGTATTGGGCCGCCTCATACTCGATCGGTGGCGTGCCGGCGGCGACCTTCACCGCGGCGTTGAGCAACTGCGTCAGACGAGTCGCAGCCACGTCGCCGTTGCCGTAGACGTTGCGGCGGCGCACCAGATTGGCGATCAGCTTGAAGCTGGCCTTGATGTCGAAGTCGCCCTGCGCCGGCGCGTTCTGCAGAACGATGGTGCCGGCGGATGCCTGGTTGAATTTGTCGATCGCCTGGGCGACGGTTTCGGTCAGAGCCGTGTAGGTCTGCTTGTTGAATACAGCGAGATCGAAAGCCATGTGGCCTCCTTACTTGATCGTTTCGAGGTAGGCGACCTTCTCGGCCTCGGTCTTGCAGTCGGCGAGCGACTTGGCCGTGCTGCCGGAGGGCTTGCCGCCCGGGGGCGTTCCGCCGCCGGAGTGGCCAGAGCCCTTCAAGATCTGGTCGCGGTAGGGGTACTGGTCGACGAGAATCTCCAGCGCTTCATCGAAGTCGGCGGCCTCGCCGGGACGGGCCTTGCTGTACAGCTTGTTGCCGTGGGCGTCGTAGGCGACGACATTGCCGTCCTCGATCTTCAGGTGCTTACCGAACACGGACTGCACCATGTCGGCCGGAACAGCCAGGCGGTCGGCCACGAACTTCGAGCGGGAGAAGCTGCCGCCGATCTTCTCGGCGTAGAGCTGCTGCTCCAACTGCTCCGCGCGCGTGGTGGCCTCGGTCAGCTTGGTGTCGTAGGCCTTGCCGATTTCAGCCTTCACCTTCTCGATCTCGCCGGCATCCACCAGCTTCTTCGCGTCGAGATTGGCGACGGTTTCCAGGGCTTTACGCGCTGCGGCCGGGTCCTCGATGCCTTCGAAGTCTTTTGCGATCTTCTCGGCCTTCTCCGCCCGCTCGCGGTGCTGCTTGGCCTCTCCGTTCAAGCGGGTGATGGTGGCCCGGGTACCAACCGCATCGAACGCGATCTCCTTACCGTCATCTTCCACGTAGACCGGCTTGCCATCCTGGACCTCGGCGTATTGCTTGCCATCGACTTCGACAGTCTTCAGTTTCATCTCGTCTTTCTCCGGCCATCCGGCCATTGCGATGGGCCATCCGGCCCGGAAGGCGCCCCGCTCCATCCGAAACGCAGGCATAAAAAAGCCCCGGACGTTGCCGGGGCCTACACGAATTGGTGATCAGTCGGGCGCGTACAGCGACTTGAGTTGGGCCAGGCTCAGCGGGTTGCCCCACTGGTCCAACAGGTCGCTCAAGGTGATGACACCTCGGCGCCAGAGGTCGGCGCGGCCGGGCCCCAGCTTCTCGTCCTGGAAGGCCTTCGACTTACCCTTGAGCCATGTCTCGAAGTTCAGACTGGCCGGCACCTGGCCGTCCATCGACGCCCGGGTGCTCTTCACCTCGTCGACGTCGATACCTAGCTCACGCATCGTCTTGAGCCAAGGCAGAGTGGCACTGCGACACCCCCAGTGCCGCGGGCAACCTTGCTTGTACGGCAGCGAGTGCCCCACAGGTCTGAACTGCAGATCCCAGGTCTTCTGGTCGTAGACCATGCAGATTTCAGTGGTGTGCGAGTCCAGGGTGCTGAGCTGGCGATACCCTTTCACCGGGCCATTCTCGCCAGAATTGGCCTTGTAGACCTCCATCCTGGCGCCATTGGCCACCGCTTGGGCGCTGTTGTGGACCAAGGTCCGAGCCGCGCGCTTGCTGACATCCATGAAGCCCTTCACCGGCGGTTGGTCGCCCCGAGCCCGGCGGCCGACGATCTGGGTAACCATCTGTTCCGTGGTCTCGCCATTCACGAAGCCATTGCGCACCACACCGGAGAACCGAAACGATACATCCGCAGCCTGCTTGAGCCACCATTGCTTGGTAGGCGCGCCCTCGATGAGCGTATTCGCAACCACGGCGCTGAGTCGGTTCTTGCCGACGCCGAGCATGATTGGCCGGCTCACCAGGCTGTTGACTGAGCTCGACGCGAAGCCTCCTTCGATGACCGCGAGTTGCCGAAGGTTGGCATCATGCGCCGCAGCGATCTCGGTGTACTGCGCCTTGATTGCCTTGGCCGCCTCGTCGAGGATCGCATTGACCTCCTTGACGTTCTTCAGCGGCAACCGGCGGCCCTGCAGCAGCTTCACCAGCTCCTCGGCGAGTTCGGTGATCTTCTCCTCGACTTCCTTCGACATACCCGCCGTGGTCCTGATCAGGTCGATACCATGGTCGGTATACAGCTCCGCCAGCAGCACCTCCAAGCGAGTCATATCGCAGGCTCCTGATTGCGGATCCGCTCCTGCTCCGACTCCCAGTCCAGGTCCTCGGCAAGCATGCCGCGGCGCTGGGCCTCGTTGAACAGGGTCTGGTCTGACAACGAGCCGCCGTCACGCATGCGCTGCAGCACACCCATGGTCTCGGCCGGAGCGTAATCCGGGTCGAGATTCGGCTGGAGCTGCACGGTGCCGCCCTCGGCGCGGTTGTTCAGTGCGAGGGAGAGGTACGATAAGAACAGCACCAGACTGTCCTGCAGGCCCTGGCACATCATCGCCAGTTTGCTGGTCTCCTTCGCCGATTCCTCGCCAGACTGTTTCGCCGTCATGACCTGGGTGGACTTTTCCACCAGCTTCGCACCGGCCTGCCGCATCTCCTCTTGCAGTGAGTCAAGTTGTTCCCGCGCGGTCTTGATGGCAGCGCCGGTGTGCTCGACGTACTTCATGTCGGCTTCCCGAGGCAACTTCACAGCGGAGCGCGCACCGATGGCCAGTTCGTCGCCGGAGTCGACGCCAGTCATCACCAGGATCGGCACGCAGGCGACATCAACCAGACTGTCCAGGGAGGACTGGAGCCACCAGTGCTTTGCCACCAGGTGGGCGAGTTCGAGCAGTGGTGGCTTCGCCGTGAGGAACCCGGTACGCGCGGTGTAATACGGCACCAAGGGAATGAAGCCGAGCGTGTTCGGCGTGTCCGATACCATCTCCCACCCGTCCTTGCCCTCCTCGAACACTCGATGCCGGTGGGGCTCGATCACGCGGATCTGCTCAACGGACTCGTCGGTGAACTCGTCCACCTCCTCCACCCGGCACGTCCGGAAGCGGAACTGGGTCAGGCTGTCGATACCAGCAACCTTGCCGGTCTTCCACCCCAGCACCTGGCCAGGCTCGATCAGCACCCCATAGGGCCTGAAGCCGGCCTGTTGCTCGGCCTGCCGTGTGTTCGGCAGATCCTCTGGCCGTTGCGGTATCTCGACCAGGGCGAACTTCAGGCCATACTCCAATCCGCCGCGGAACCAGTCCTGGGCGAACACCTGCAGGTCACGTCCCTCCGTATCCACGTCGGTCAGCAGGTCGGCAACTTCCTGGGGCACGTCATCGCCGATCACGACCGGCTTCGCAAACACTCGCCCCACCATGGCGCCGACCGTCTCCTCGAACGCGGGGTGCAGCGTCGCCAGCTTCAGCCGCGCTTCATAGTCCTCCCTCGTCTCGAGCTGCCGCTTGGGCAGATACGCCTCCCCCACCTCGCGCATGGCCGAGGTGCCGCCCTTGATGCAATCGATCAGCTTCCAGTGCTCGCGCATCTCCTCGACAGCGGCGCAGCACTGGCAAACGGATTCGCTCATTGTCAGAACCTCAGGGTGGTAACAACGGCCGCAGGTCGCTCGACCGGGAATTCCTTGTGAATGAAGTAGCCCGCCGCATCGTTGGGGTGGTCGATGTCGGCCGACTTGTCCGGCTCGCCGTTTGTGCCCCACACCTGCTGTTCCAGGGCGTCGGCATAGGTCGGGCACCGGTCGGGGTTGACCCGATACCGGCGCTCGCCTTTGGCGTTGCAGAACATGGCGTTCATGGAGTTGATCCGGTCCTTGACCGGCGGGTTGGCTGTGGGCGCCGAGACGATAAAGCCGGCCTGCTTGAGCAGCGCGATGTCGGTCTCGCTGGCCCGTACCGATTTGCGCGAGTCGCCGGAGGCGTCGGGGTAGATCCTGATCTGACGTGTAGGGCGATATTCGCCGTCGGCGTACAGCCAGAACCGCTCCTTGATCTGGCGGATCATGTCCGGGGTGTCGTACCCGTTGACGATCTCGTCGACCGCGTGCGGCAGGCCCAGGCGCTTCACATGCACGACGGCGGCCATCTTGCCGACGTTGAAGTCCATACCCACGTATATCGGCTCGCCTGGCTGAACCGTCTCGGGCGAGGCGTTGAGAGTGCGGTCGTAGGCGGTGTAGACGGTGCCCGACGTCAGGTTGACGAACTGGCCGCGCAGATACGCCGCGATCAGTTGCGGCGGGTACGAATCCATCAGCGAATCGATGTAGTCGTCCGGCAGGTTCGCCTCGTTGTCGTAGGTGCTGGCCTGGACCAGGCCATACAGGTCCTGGAGGTGCGGCTTCTCGCGCAACTGCTTCACGAACTGCTGGAAGACGAACTTGAAGCCTTCCGGGGTGGTGGTGACGTCGACACGGTTGCGCAGGCCGTCCACCTTGTAGCGCATCCGCGCGATGATCTTGCGCCAGGCCTGCTGGGCCTTCACCAGCGACAGGACGTCGAGCTCGTCCACCAGGGACCGGCCGACCTTGAAACCGACGATGGTCTGGGGCTTCTCCATGGAGCGACAGATGATCGTCGTGCGATAGGCGCTGCCGCTGAAGAGGTGAACCTCGTGGTTCGCCTGGTTGATCCTGGTCCGCAGCCCCCAGTCGAAAGCCACCTCCTCCATCGTCGGATAGAAGATGTCGCGGATCTGGGCGTAGGTCGGTGCGAAGTAACCGGCGTTGATGCGCGGCCACTCCCAAGCGTGTTGGGCGAGGCCTGAGCAGCCCACCCAGGTCTTGCCGGAGCCGAACCCGGCCACGAAGCCGCAGAACTTGTGCGGAAGCGCCAGGAACTTCGCCTGCGGCACATTAAGCGTCGGCATCGCGCACCCTCGCATCGATGATGGTCACCGCCACGCTGGTCGGCGGCGCATCGTCCTCAGGGTTTTCCAGCAACTTCAACTCGACGCGCTTCTTCGCCACGTCCAGGCGCTTCAACTCAAGGTCCAGCGCAGCCGACTCGGTGCCGACGTGCCGGCTCAGCAGCTCCAGGTTGCGGAGCTTGTCCGGCCACTTGACCTTGCGGAGCACGCCAGCGATGCGGCGGTCGTCACCGCGGCCCTCGAACAACTCGGCGATCTCGATGCCGGACAGGAACTGGCGCCAGGCCCGGGGCCAGTCGCGGATCGACCGGAACGATCCGTCGTCCTCGAGGATGTCGAGCACGTCCATCTCGTCGATCTCGCGCAGGCGGCGGATCACATAGTCGGCCTCGACCTCGGTGCGCTTCGAGCGCTCGGCCATTGCCTGGGCGATCGCTTCGGCCACCTCGGGCACGCGGAGCAGTTCGTAGCCCATTTCGGCCGCGCGCTTCGGGGCGTACCCAGCGCGGATGGCTGCCTGCGTCGCGTTGAGGTCGACCAGGTACTCCTCGACGAACAGGCGCCGCTTCTTGTTCAGCGCCATGTTGGACCTCAAATGAAAAGCCCCGCTATAGGCGGGGCTCTGACGCGCTGCGGGTTACTCGGTACACCTTCCGATAGCAATGATAATGTCGGCTGCTGCCCTCATCACTTCGCCAGGGTGAAAGTTCGGATCAAATTCCACATCGGTATTATCGCCGCCAACGCGTGAATATCCGCGTGCGGTTCCCTCAAGGGACCAAACAGGTTTCCAGTAGGCGTTCCCATGCTTGTCCTCGAGCTTCTTCTCGATCACTGCCTTCGCGAATGTTCCTTCTTCGCTGAGATAGTTTCGCCGGACGACACGGGCTTCTCCGAATGGCGTTTCGATGGCAACGACTTTTCCTTCAGAATCGCGCAGGAGCTTAGTCTCCCAGTGTTCTTTCGCATTGTCGCTTTCAAGAACGCCGAAAATGGTGTTCTCGGTCCTATCCAGAGTGTTGGATGCGTTTTCTCGCCCCTGTGGGCCACGATTCAGCGCACTACGAAGTGCGTCGGTCGTTTTCTCAAAAGACATCACCAGCTCCTTTCCGTGGTTGGAGAAGGCAGTGTGCCACCAACGTACGGAAGGGCACTAGCGTCCACACCGTTCCGCCCCATCCCACCGCCAGTCCTGCTGAAAAATCTGTCTCCGGCGTGACCAGGCGTAGCTGACGATGCCGAGGTGCATCACCACCGCCCAAGGGCTGACCCAGTAGCCTTTTGCCAGCTCAACCAGCAAGCCGAAGGCCCCGATGGCGACCAGGTAGAACGACAGGCTCAGGATTGGATGCTCGAACAGGTGAACGGCGCGCAGGAACTCCAGCGCGGCCAGTACCACCAGAATGCACAGCACGGCGTCCAAGCCCATGAGGATCGAGTTCATCATGGTCAGGCACCTCGGGGCGTCAGGAAGCGCTCCGCAAAGGCTTTCAGGCCGGGTATCACGTTCATGGCCAGCAGGCCGATGGTGAACGCGACGCCAGCGAGGAAGGCATCATCCAACGGGATGAGGTAGGTTCGGGAGAGCCAGCCAGCAACAGGCTGGGTCCAGTAGGTGGAGCAGCCAAACCCGGTACCAACAGCCAGGGCGGCCTGGAATCGGGTGAGGTCTTTCAGAAAGCCGAGCGAGAGGATGGAGCCCCAGAACCCGGCGATGGTCACGCTGTACTTGGCAAACAGCGCGCCAATACCGATGGAGGTCGTGGGTTCCATCTGGTCCTCCGGCTGGAAACAAAAAACCCGGCGCGATGGCCGGGTTTCGGTGTGTTTATTCGTGCGGGTGCAACTGTGCACATTGGTGGAACAGTACCCAAATGCTCTTCAAAGCGCAATAGGGCCTTGACATAGGTACAGATTTAGGTACAATGATCGCCGTCAGTTTGTAACTGACAGCTTCGCTGCCGGCTGTGCCGGCAAATTACCAGGGCCTAAGGAAGCCCCCCTAACTTGGCGGTGCCAAGAAGGAAAAAAGCTATGCAAATACTCAACTTTAGCCAGGCTCGCGCCGGTCTAAAGCAGACGATGGACGATGTCTGTCGGGACCATGAGCCCGCAGTCATCACACGGCAACGCGGCGAGCCAGTCGTTATGATCTCTCTCGAGGACTATAACGGCATGAAGGAAACACTCTACTTGTTGGAGTCTCCGGTTAACGCTCAGCGCCTACGCGAGTCCATTGATCAGCTTCGGTCCGGCCAAGTCGTCGAACGGGAGATACCGATCAATGTCCAGCAAGAAGAAAGAAAGTAACAAAGAGCAAGCCCGCACCACCGCAAAGGTCACCTTCACAACCAACGGTTGGGAAGACTACCAGCACTGGAAGTCCACCGATGCCAAGATCTCCCAGGCTATCGACGACTTCGTCGAAGAGTGCACCCGCACTCCCTTCACTGGCACCGGAAAGCCCGAAGCCCTCAAGGGCAGCCTCTCTGGCTTCTGGTCGCGTCGCATCACCCGCGAGCATCGTTTCGTCTACCTGTACGAAAACAACCAGCTGTTCGTGATCTCCTGCCGCTACCACTATGAGAAGTAAACCCTTCGCATGAAGCTCGCGCCGAAGACGCCGCCTCGCCCACCTGCGAGGCGGCGTCTTCATGCGACGTCCCGAAGGCGCTCCCGCTGGGCCCAGTACGCCGCCACGCGGTCGTGGTATCGCTGGTGCACGTCCGGCTGCTCGTAGACGTCGTCCTTCCACTCAGCGCGATAGGCGTCACTGTAGCGCCTCATCCGGCCCGCCCAGGCTGCCAATTGCTGGTTGGACATGCTACGCAGGCGTTCGGCAAGGCGCTCCTGCATCTGCTCGCGGTGGCGGGAGTAAAGCTCGGCGCGCTGCTCGGCGACAATGTCGCGATCTTCCTGCAACCAGCGCCAGCCTGGCCCTTTCCGCAGCCCACTCTGCTTCGCCACAACCTCGGCAACCGGCCTGAGCGCCTGCGCGTCCAGCTTGTCGACGTGGCGCGCCAGGCGCTCCCAGGTGGCGGCGTAGTCCCGCGCCCAGTTGCAGGGGTCGACGCGACAGCCCAGGCGCTCCTCGACGAACAGGCAGACCTCGCCGGGTCCCAGCGTATCCCGGCCATTCACCGCCCGCTTGTGAGAGTTGATCGCCGCCAGCGCCATCCAATACGCCCGCTCGCCCTGGCGCTGTGTGAGTTGGCCAAGGCCGGCGCCGATCCAGACCAGGCCGTGGGCGATCGCCACATCGTCACCAGTGGCCAGCGGCGAGTACAGCGTATGGCCAAAGTGCTGCAGCGGTTTCGGTAGCGTGCCGATAGCAGCCATCACCAGGCCGGCGGCCAGCATGTGGGCGGAGCGCCCGTTGGTGTCCTTGCGGTCCGGGTGCGTCTCGTTGGCCACACGCCCCCGCTTGCCGAGTTTCGCCTTCTCCGCGGCCACGGCGAGGACCGAATCGCGGTTCTCGTAAAGTGCGTCGTGCCATGCCTGGCGGGCGCTGGTCAGTTTCATTTCGGCTCTCCCCCTGTGGTTTTCTGTGGTCACTGCTCGCCCTCGAGGAGAGGGACGACTTTCACTCGCACGCCCGGCGTTTCGCCGTAGCGTTTCCCCACCATCGCCTTCACGACCTGGACGTCGTCCTTCCAGACGACACCGTTCAAGCCGTCGTAGATCGCCTTGATCGCGTTGTCCATGTCGGGCTTCTTGGTGGGGTACAGGCCGCCGGCCAGCGCCAGCGACTTCCGCTTTTTCGACATCGATTGAGGGATGCTCAGGGCGATGTCCAGTTCGACCATCACGGGTCCTTCCAACAGCGCGCGACCCAGCATGGCCTTGTGGCCGGCGTGCGCGATCAGCCCCTCGTAGTTCGCCGTCTTCGCCGGAGTGAACATCCTGGCGTGGGCGCCGACGCGGCCGATACGCGGTCTCCCCTTCCCCACCGGCTCGCCGGGTACGGTGAACATCACCGGGCGGAGGTCATGCATCACGGCGCACCTCCGGCGCTTTCCGGCGCATCTTGGCCAGCAGCAGTTCCCGCGCCTGTGCGCCACTGAGCCCATCCAGGCCCTGGGCTTGCATCCGCCGGCGGAGCTGCTGTTCGGCCTCATCCTCGGCCAGGGCCAGCAGGCTCTTCCCGGTGTCATGCTCAATCGCGTGGATGACGGGCTGGCTCAGCGGGATGTTGTTTGCCCACCGCCGGACCATCTCGGCGTAGTGGAACCCGAAGCGCTTGCGGAGGCGATCGTCGTTCACCTCGCCGGTACGCAGATCGAAAACGCCGGTGGCCTCGGCGGCGGCCTTGACCACCTGGTGGCGGTAGCGGCACGCCAGGGCCTGATGGAACGCGGTGTCGTGGTCCGGCAGACCGAGCGACTCCGGTTGGACGCTCAGGCAGAGCTCCCGGAATGTCGGCGCCGCCGGCGGCCAATCGAACCGGCTGCCCATGAACGTCAGCATGTTGAGCCCGTGGGCCAGTTGCTGGCCGGTCAGCCCCTGGAGCACGGTAGCCCAGGCGCCGTCAGGGTTCGGGTTGTCGCCAAAACTCGACGTCCAGCGGTGCCCGTACATCTCGGTCATCTTCACCCAGAGCCGTTCCAGCAGCCTGTCGGGCAGCCTCGTTGGCGGCGACGATGGCGTTGACGCGGTCGACGGCTGAGCGAGGGCCCTGTCGATGTGAGAGGCCGCGCTTTGCGGCACGATGGCCGGCTTGGCCTTCGGCGTTTCGTCCATCGGTTTGCTCATGGCGGTGCTCCGCATGCGGTGCTGTTGCCATCCGGTGGCGCTCCAGCAAGAGTTCATCGAGAAAATTTCGGTAGTACAGAGGGGAGTCAGGCGGGGCGCCGAGCTTGGCTTCGGCGATCTCCATTGCCGCGAGCATCTGCTCCGCGGTAACACCGCGCTCGACCCAAGAGGCGAACAGCGGCATGGTCCTGGCGGTCTGCACCGCGTGGATCTGGAATCCGCGCTCGCGGATGAAGAACTGGCACCACTGTCCCGCAGTGGCCGGATCGGCTGGGCATTCGCGCACGCACGCGTTAGGTACGGTACGGTTATTACCGGATACCGGAGGTGTGCCCACTTTTTCACTTTCACCCCCTCCCACATATCTGCCCTCTTTTTCCGGGAAAGCCGCGTAGTTACTGGGCTCCGACCCTTCCACATAACTGCCCGCTTCATCTGCCCACTTAGTGCCCACTTTTTTTCGGACGGATTGATCCCGTGAAGCCTTCGGCAACTCAAAAATCAGGCGCCTTTCGGCCAGGTTGGGGCCCACCAGCCCCACCTTCTGCAGCCAGACCAGCGCCCGCCGCAGTTCCTTTTCGGAGGGCTCCCCGCCCTTGATGCCCTGGTGCGGCTCGACGTAGAGCTCCTCGGCGATCGACTTCCAAGAGATCCCTCGCCGCTCTCCGACAACGCCTGTTGCGAAGTCCATGAACGGACGTAAGGCGAACACGTAGATCTCGCGGGCAAGCATGGGTAGGCCGCGGAGCGCCTCCCGCTCCTCGTCGTTGATCTGGAAGGACCGCACGGCTACCCCTGAACAAGGCACGGCCGGCGCATCTGGTCGATCATCCGCAGCGCCTCATCTGTCGCCGCCCTGGATTCGGAGAGCTCCCGGTGGGCCTCCTGCAGTTCCTGGTCATCAGCGCCGTCGACGAGGTTGGCAACAGCCTGCTGCGCCTCACCGTTCTCCTTGATGAGTGTCCGGAGCATGCAGAGCACCTCCGGCCGCTGGCCGGCATCGCCGCCGATCAAGCGCACCGACACGCCCAGCGGCGTCAGGATGTCGCCCAGGGCCTGGATCTTCAGGTCAGTCGGCAGCGCCGCGAGGATGCTGGGAACGAAGTTCGCCGGCACCAGGTTGGTGTCCTTGGTTCCGTCGTCGAGCCAGCGGAACACGCGGTCGGCGTTGACCTTCATCCGCTCGGTTGTATCGCGCGTTGGCGGGTCGAAGACGATGCCAGTGACCAGCGCTCCCTGGATGCGCTCGTGCGCCTCCACGATGTGCTGGACGACGGTCTCGCGGCTCCACCCCTCTCGGCGGCGCCATTGGTTCACCACGCCGAGCAGCGTGGAAATCAGGGTGTGCGATTCGGTTCGCATGACGTGGCGGCTCCTGGCCAGTAAGGTGTGCTCAGGCAGCCGCACCCCATGGGAACGACGGGCAAAGTTCACTTCGAAGGACCCGACCTGCGGTGAGCGCCTCAATCTCAACTGCGCGCTTCGCCGGGATTGGTCGAACGCCTGAACACCATTGACTTACGGTGGGTGCTCTCACATTGAGCTTTCGCGCCAACTCGGCCCTACTGCCCAACAGCTCGGCGGCCTGGCGCACTGCTTCTGCTGGAGTCATGTCTCTTCTCCGGGGAATGTTGGAGAAAAGAGTAAGGCATTAGCTAATCACAGGCAAGCCATTGCCTAACCACACCACAACTGACGTTAAATTAGGCAATGCTTACCGGACCCCAACTCGGCGCCGCTATTGAGGCCGCCAGACTCGCCAAAAACATGTCGAAAAAGGCTCTCGCAGAGCAGTTCGGCGTGAAGCCCCCTTCTGTCCAGGGATGGATCAACACCGGCAGGATCGATAAAGCGAAGCTGATCGAATTGATATCGTTCTTCTCAGGCGTCGTTGGCGCAGAACACTGGGGATTGAGCGAAAAGGAGGCGGAGCTTATTACGCCGAGTAGCCCACCTGGGCAGGATCCTGGCTCATCGGCCGCGGAAAAGGTGATGGAGATGCTCCAGCGCCACGGTAAAGGGCTGAGCGGCGAAGCTAAGGCGAAAATCGTGCAGGCAGTAGCCGAGTCTCTTGATGGCGATCAATCAACGACATCGAACGTGATTCGCGCAGATTTCTCACGGCCAGGATTAGTTGGCGATGAGATCAGTATCGCGCGCTACGATATCCGCGGCGCCATGGGTGGCGGCCAAGTGCCGGCCGACTACGCGGAAATGCTCCGCGACGTGAAGGTTAGCCAGCAGCACCTGCGCGAACTGGGCGTCACCTACGATGATCCAAACCACCTCAAGATGGTGCACGGCTGGGGCCAGTCCATGGAGCCCACGATCAAGCACCGCGATCCTCTGATCGTCGATATCAGCATCCAGCAGTTCACCGGCGACGGGATCTACCTATTCACTTGGCAGGGGCATCTCTACATCAAGCGCCTGCAGGTCCAAGATGCCGATCACTTCGAGATGATCTCAGACAACAATAAGCACAAGGACCGGGTCATCCGCGCAGATGAGACCTATATACATGCCCGCGTACTTTTAGTTTGGAATGCCCAGCTACTTTAATCCAACACGCTGAAATAATAATCTCAAAGGAATGCTATGACACAGCTAGGGAACGAATTCGGTGAAATCCGCAACTCTACGATTACAAAACTAGAGGACAAAGTTAGAAAGCAGGACTACGGCCAATATCTCTATAAAGTAAGCATTCATAAAATTCGTGGCTTCATCGGTGAAGATATTACTTTTGACTTCCCGGTAACCGCATTGGTCGGACCAAACGGTAGCGGAAAGTCTTCCGTTATGGGTACAGCAGGATGCGCATACAAGGTAATCAAGCCAAGCCTATTCTTTCCTAAGAGTGTAATTGGCGACGAGAGCATGTCTGGCTGGCGAGCAGAATATGAGATGATTGATCGCAGGTTAAGTCAGCGTCAATCCATACGGAGAAGCAGCAGCTTCAGACGCTCCAAATGGGTACGCGGAGATGTTGTCGATCGACCAGTGCTTTTTTTCGGCATCGAAAGAACTGTGCCAGCCGGCGAAAAGCCGAAGTACAAGAAGCTAATTCGGTCGACTTACAAATACAAAGGTTCGATTACTGCTCTCGGCACCCCTATTGCCAAACAAGTCGAGCATATACTTGGCAAACAAGTTATAGATTTCAAAGTAGCAGACCTTGGGCATGAAGGAGATTTTTTTGTCGGAAAGACTGGGAATTCTAGTTATTCAGAGTTCCACTTTGGAGCCGGTGAATCTTCCATCATACGAATGGTCTCCGGGATCGAGAGTGCTCCCGAGGGCAGTCTGATCCTGATAGAAGAAATTGAGAATGGCCTCCATCCGGTTGCAGCTCGTCGAATGGTCGAGTACCTCATAGATGTAGCTGAGCGTAAGAAGGTACAAGTGATTTTCACCACCCATAGCGACTACGCTCTCCAACCTCTTCCCGACATAGCTATATGGGCTTGCATTGATGGTAGGCTACGCCAAGGAAAACTCAGCATTGAGTCCCTACGAGCAATATCTGGTCGTGTCGATAAGAAGCTAGCGATATTTGTAGAGGATGAATTTGCCAAATGCTGGGTTGACTGCATTCTTCGAGAGTATGCGGGCACGACTTACGATCAAGTAGAGCTTCATGCTCTTTCTGGAGACGGAAACGCTGTATCGACGCATCGCCATCATGGAAGAAATCCTGCTATGCGCTTTAGATCAATGTGCGTTATCGATGGAGACTCAAAGCAGCAAGAGTCCATAGAAGAATCAATCCTCCGACTCCCAGGTGATCAACCTGAGTTAACCATATTTTCTTCCGTGAAAGATGCACTTGATCAAGAGCTCGCCATACTCACAGTCTCTTGCCATCGGCAGCCCGGATCGCAAGACATGGTCAGAAAAGCTATTGAAAAGGTTTCCGCATTGAATAGGGACCCGCACACTATCTTCAATAGCTTAGGAATTGAAATTGGATTTGTTCCCGAGAGTATTGTTCGAAGCGCATTTCTTAGCATTTGGGCTCGTCGGAATGAGGAGTATTGCCAAAAATTTGCGCGCACAGTGCAAGAACTAATCAACAGCCAAGGCCGGCAATGATCCTGGCGGGATGTGCAGTTCCCGCCAGAGCGACCCCGCTCACGCCCTGACTGTTGAACTGGCAGCCAATATCCCAGCAGCAAGACCGTATTGATAGATGCGGTCTTGCTTCTTTTATGGGTACGCATCGTTAGAACGGCGCAGACTCCTCATGTAGGCGCCCCACCACCATCTCATCGATGTATGCCTCCTCCCCGCCGACGCCCTCCTCCTCTGAAGGCTGCCACATCAGCAGTACAGTCCCGTCCTCGTTCCGCGTCATCTCCAAGCCTTCCGTCGCGGCCAACTCCTCCAGCACCTGCTGCCAGGCCTCTTCCGAGTCCCCCTGCGCCTTCCAGATTGACGCCCGGCGCTCCGCCTGAGCCCGAGGGCTACTGATCATCGCTGATACCCGTAGGCGCACCTTCTCCACTGGCGAGACCTGCCCTTTCCCTTGGTTGTTCTTCTGCACAGCCATCCTCCAAATACTGTTTATTCATACAGTATTTTCTGTTGAAAAAATCTGCAAGCCCGCCTCGCTTACCCATAGATAGTTAGTGCGCAAACTTAAAAATTAGGCATTGGCTATTTACAAAAATTAGGCATTGGCTTATTTTTCCTCAACGCCAGCGCACACCACTGGCCAGGCCGCAGCGAGCCAAGGCCATGCCGACAGGCAGAACGGGTTCAGGGGGAGCCTCGCCCCGTGGCCAGCAGCGTAGATGGCCCTAGATCAAGGGAGAGCCAGTGGGCGAAGAGCCGCGACTGGCTGTCGGGACCTCAGGTCCCCCGAGAAAGTAGCCGCCCAGCCGGACGTGGCGCGTAACGCCGGCCAGCAACACCGATTTCCTCGATGCCCTTCCCGGAGGGGCATCCGGGAAACCACAGCAGAAGGAAACATCTATGAGTTTCAAGAAAGGCCAGTCCGTGATCCTGACCAACCCGCGGGGCGAGGAGAAGAGCGGTAAATTCCTGCGAATCGAGAACCTGGGGCACCGCCGCGGTGGCGGTGAGTATTTGGTGGTCGAGATCGCCGGTAAGGAGCTGAAAGCTCGAGCCAGCAAGGTCAAGGCCGCCTGAACCAAAAGCCCGCCGCAGGGCGGGCATCTCTCAGGTGCCAGTAATGGACGTCTTCAAAATTTCACTTGAACTGGGATGCGTACTCAAGCAGTTCCTGGTTCAACTCGTCCGCGTTTGGAGCGTAATGAGCTTCGCGATGACAGTTGGGACACAAGGCGACGCAAGTCCAAGGCCTGTCGCTGTTATCCACGCCCAGAATGTGGTGAATATCCAGAAAGCTTGAGAAGTCCCGCCTGGCTCTGCAGCTCTGTCGCTCACAGCACCCATTCGCCCGATCGTGCACCTCTCGACGGACCTTTGGATCTCGTCGTATCGCAGAACGAATAATGGAGACCCGTGTCCCTTCATCTCGTCCGTACATCCAGATGCCGGAGACCGGACAATCATCAAAAGTATCATCAACACCTTCGATCAGCGCCGGCAACCCTACCAGGTCAAGCACTCCAGGCCACGTCCATAGAACATCTGCCACGTTATGAGCAGCAGGACGTCTATCATCCTGCAACCAGACTGTCGGACTCGAGCCATTCCGTGCGTGGTTCTTTTTCAACCGACCCAACTGGCCAGCTCGGAGCAACTCATCGCTGACCTCGCTTTGGCGTTTCCAAATAGGAGTAATAGCTTCGACCGGTACCAGTGCGGCATAGACGATGAAGCTGCCATCACGCTGGACTATGAGGTTATGGGTGATTCCATGCTGCCGATCTCGGTCAACGATGTATGCCAGGGTTGCATCCCAGCCACCTGGCCGCAGACGGGCCTGGAGTTGTGCTGCGGAGAACAGGCGCTCATTGGCATTTCGCCCCTCCCGCCGCCAGCACAAGCGAACTCTCATTCTGAGGCGTTCACCATCAGGAGAGATAGCGGACACCAACTGCTGAACTGCGGTGCCGGTCTGGATGCGCTGGTCCTCGCTCACGACAAAGCCACGCGAGCTTAAAAACGGGGCAATCGCATCTCTGGAGATCTGTTCCGCAAAAAGACTTTCAGACCCACGAAACTCGCGCGCAGCTCCTTTTGCCACGGTATGTCTCCCTGACCATTACGAGTAGTTATGGTGGTGGTTTCGGTGCCACTCGAAGTAAGGAACGGCATCCTCTTTCCAGGCGAGGCACTTCCTGCCAACGAGGCTGGATACAACACCCTGAATCGACGGAACGATTTTCAGCGCCGGCCCCTGCTGGATCGTACCGGTACTGTCTATGAATACGTAGCCGTTTTCGAATAGGCGATCACAACCCAGGAGGCAGACCGGCATGACGTTGGCGAGGTCTTTCTTCATCCCCGGTGGGCACGAGTGACGCTTGCGAATGTGCCCAATTACCAGCAGATCCACCGGCAGGTCCCGGCCACACAACGCACAGCATTCCGAAGCCTTATTGCTGAGCAGGATGGTTCGCAACAACGCCTGCTCTTTCCGGCGCTTGACCGCCGCGGGCACATCGAGTTCATCGCCGAGATGCTTGAACGCCTCCTTCGCTGCCTCGACATCACGGACCGAGGTGAGCACGCTTCCCGTGCTGGACTCCAGTCCAAGCTCCTCGATGATCCTCGCGCTCAACTCTGGATAGTGGACCGTGAAACTCTGCACGATGTTGGCCGGGTTGTAGCCCGCGACCTGGTTGTAGTCGAGGATACTGATCTGGATGGGCTCCAGGTCGGTGAGAAAATAGACGAACTCCCAAGGCTGCTCCCCTGGGGGAGTTTCCCAAAGCTGTCTGGCCAGTTCGGGCAGGCGCTTCTTGTACGCAATCGTCCCTCGGCGGAAGAACTCTTTTTTCCGATAGAACAGCGCGACATCGCCGACATCCATCTGGTGCCATTTCTTCTCGTTGACCGCCTTCTTGCCCTGAGTGACGCCCCAGACGGCGACAGCTTCGGGAAAGGTACGCTTGAAGTCTGCCCGATCATCCTCATCCAGATACGGAAGGATCCGGCTGGTTTCCACCAGCCTGTCGATGGTATTGAGGTAATGATCGTAAGCGTCGTTGCTGGAGCATGGCTGTAATACGAGTTGCATGTCGTCCCTTACAGTTCGGTGTATTTCTTCGCATTCCCCCTGGCCTTGTGCGCAGGGTACTTAGCCTCATTCTTGGCCAGCTTGTTGAGGATCGCCTCCTGGAGATCGATACCCAGATTGTCCGCAAGCTCGATCAGGTAGGCCGCCACATCCGCGACCTCATCGGCGATCTCTTCCTTGGCCTGCACGACATAGGCTTCACTCTCTTCCATGGTCTTCCACTGGAAGTGCTCGAGGAGTTCACTGGCCTCGAGACTGATGGATATAGCCAGATTCTTCGGATTGTGGAACTGCATCCAGTCACGTTCGTCCCTGAACTGCCTGATGCGCTCCTGAATGAGCTTCAAATCCACGTGAGAACTCCTATTTTCTGCCTGAACGCATAGTAGCGCCAATCAGACCCGATGCCCCAGCGCTGCAGCCCTCGCAAGCCGGAAAGACCACCCCATCCTTCCCTCCTCTGGAGACACTCCCATGAAGAAGCACGCCAACCCGGCGGCAACCGTTGCTGCCTGGAATTCCGCATACCCCGTCGGCACCGAGGTCGACTACCGATTCCATCGCGGCGCGGCGCCGAAGCGCACCCGTACCACTACTGAAGCCCAGATCCTCGGCGGACACACCGCTGTCGTCTGGCTCGCGGGCGTGTCCGGTTGCGTTGCCTTATCCCACTGCGAGCCGGCCTGAACGTGGCGTGCAGCAACTTCCCCAGCGACAAAGACGAGCAGTGGGACCACGCTGAAAGCGGGTTCGCCCCCAAATTCTGTTTTGCCAATGCTTGATTTGGGACTATCTGGTAGGGGCCTCGAACGAATCTCGATAGGACTTGAAAGCCTCTATCGCATGCTCATTTCTATTATTTCCGTCAGAGTCATCGACCATCCTTTCCTCTGGCGTCTTGCCTCCATAGTAGTCTTCGAACCAACCGAAGTACTGCAATCTGATAGAACCAGGGTGAAACTTACTATCAAGCGCCTTCCACCACGTCAAACAGGCTGGACAAGGTGGGAGCTCCGTAAAGCATATAATTGTTCGGACTCCCCGTGCATAGAGTTCTTTTCCGATAGGGCCAGGAGAATTCTGCATGCCAAGTATCATTATGTTGGTAAGCGGAGGCTCCCAGTTGGCCCTAACGCACCGCTCCAAGGCAACCCGCTCGCTGTGGAGCCCCGCTGATCCAGCAGGGGTGCTTGAAGCCTTATGGTCTTTTCCAATTCGAGCATTGTTATTGTCAAGCAACCTTATTGCGCCAAAGCATTTTCCCAAACCAATATCCCCCGACCTTCCACGACCTTTCCGTGCTTTATAAGCGACAACATCAACCCCACGAAAATCAACGCCCTCAACATCGAGCGGCTCGAAGCTAATCGCCATATCGACAACCTCCCTGTTGTGTTTGCATCAATATATGCGCACCAACTCAGGGATTCATTGTAGTCATACTCAAGACCACCCATAGAACAAAAAACCAGCAGCATAATTCTCATTTGAAATAAATCCCTTTCCCCCTCCCGCTTGCAGTTTCCAATGCGGGCGACCGCCCTCTACCACTGCGAACCGAGATAGATCGGTTGCTCTCGAAATCCCTCGAACGGAGTTACGCCATGTTGATCTTGACCCGCCGCCCCGGCGAAACCCTGCATATCGGCGACAACATCACCGTCACTGTCCTCGGCAGCCAAGGCGACCAGGTGCGCCTCGGCATCACCGCCCCGGACGACGTCGCCATCCACCGCTCCGAGATCTACCAGCAGATCGGCAACGTCCGCCCTGTGCCGCCGGCGGAGTTGGTCGAGGCCTGGAACCGAGAGCACCCAGCGCCAGCGCTGATCGAGTACCGGCCGTACCGGGGGGCCGAACCGCAGCGCACCCGCACCGTCGGCCGGGCCAGCGTGTCGCTTGGCGGGGCGGCGGTTATCTGGATCGAAGGCCAGTCGGCGCCGGTGGCGTTGCGGGCCTGCACCGCGATCTCCTGACTTCGGCGCCTGGCCCATTGCCGGGCGTTTAACCCACGGCGAGCGCCCGCCGGTCCAACGGCGCGCACAACGGAGGATCTCGACATGTAGCCCAGCCCCAAGGGCAGATCGCCAACATGCGGTCGAGCCTGTACCCAACCGCTTTCACATAGGGCGGTGCATGTAAGTGGAGACAGGGCGCTTGGCGGCGCCCTTCTCTTTCCTGCTCCTGGCGCGGCCAGGGCGCAGCGGAGAGTGATCGGCAGCCGAGTCAGGCACCTGCCTCGTAAGCAGGCGAGCCAACGAGCAACGCCGCCGGCTGGTGGCGCGGACGGAGCCAGAGGGGACGCCCACGCGCCGATCACTCCCCGCTGCGCATGCAGCGTTCCCCCTCTTCGCCCGGCTCCGGCCGGGCTTTTTTCAACCTCCATTCGAGAGCACCCACCACGGCGCCCCACCGGGCACGACTGCCGTGTGCCTGGGTGCTGCCGAATGCAGGTGAACCACGGAGAGCATCCCGATGTGGACATACCGCGAGCGCCGCAACCGCGCGGCTTTCAGCAACGCCCAGCACGCCTGGGACTTCGCCAGAGACCCGCTCTGGGACCAGCCGGAGCCGGAACCGGAGCCCGAGGACGAAGAGCAGGAGGCCGACGATGGCCTGGGCGAATGAGCGCGCCGAGGGCGTGATCGAGGAAGCGATCGTCGCTATGCGTCGGTCGGTGATCCCGCGCCACGACCAGTTGGTATGGCGCGGCCAGATCGAGATGGCCTACACGCTGGACGCCATCGGCACCCGGCAATACGACGACATGCGCCGCCGGCTCGACGCCGCAGCGGATGCGAGACAGCAAGAACTGAGGAGCATCGACCTATGACCACCCGCCCCGTTCGCTCGATCATCGACGACCAACTCGACGATATCGAAGAGTTTGCCGGAAAGAGCATCCGCCAGGCCGTCGAGTTGGCCAACCGTCACGGCTACAACAACCCGTTCTTCGCCGACATATGCGGCGACCTCTGCGTTCTGCGCTTCCGGCGCAGCTCCCGCCTTCACGCGACAACCACCCTCACCCTGAAATGAGACCAGCCCCATGACTGCAGCTCTCGCATCGGTCGGCGCGCTCGACCGCACCAAGTACCTCGGCGGCAGCGATGTCGCCGGCATCCTCGGCATCAGCCCCTGGCGCACTCCGTTGGACGTGTACCTGGATAAGGTCCAGCCGCGCACCGGTCCCGTCGACCCGGCGAAGCAGAAGATTTTCACCCGTGGCCAGCGGATGGAGCCCTACGTCATCGACCTGCTGGCCGAAGAGACCGGCCTGAAGATCGTCGGCCGCGGTAACCGCTACCGCGACCAGCAGCACGACTTCATGGCCGCCGAGATCGACGCCGAGGCCGCCAGCGGCGAAAACATCGAGATCAAGACGGTCAGCCCGTTCAAGGCAAAGGACTGGGGTGAGGTTCAGACCGATGCCATTCCAGTCCACTACACCGCCCAGGCCATGCACGGCCTGATGGTCACCGGCCGCCAGGTCTGCATCTTCGGCGTGCTGATCGGCGGCGACGACTTCCGCGTGTACCGCGTCGAGCGGGACGACGAAACCATCGCGGCGATTCGCGAGAAGGAGGTCGAGTTCTGGGGACGCATCCAGCGCCTGGATCCGCCCGAAGCAACCGCTGTCAGCGACATCCTCCGGCTGTTCGAGCGTGACGCCGGAACCAGCATCGAGGCCGATGGCAAGGTCGTGGAGGTGTTCAACCGCCTGCGCGAACTGAAAGCCAAGGCCAAGGGCCTGGAGTACGAGATCGAGTCCGCAGAGGAGCGCATCAAGCTCTTCATGCAGGACCACGCCCAACTCACGGTCAACGGCAAGTCGGTACTGACGTGGAAGTCCCAGACCACCAACCGCTTCGACCAATCCGCCTTCAAGGAAGCTCACCCCGCGCTATTCGAGCAGTTCAAGAAGACCAGCGAATCCCGCGTTTTCCGCCTCAAGTAACCGGAGCCCAGCATGTCCGCAACCGCCCTGAAAGCCGCCGCGACCGGCAATGTCGCCAACAATGGCCAGCCGAAAACGCTGGCCCACCTGATGACTGACCCGAAGATCAAAGCCCAGATGGCCCTGGCGCTTCCGAAGCACATGACCGCCGACCGACTCGCGCGCATCGCGCTGACCGAGATCCGCAAAGTACCGGCCCTGGCGAAATGCAATCAGGAGAGTTTCCTCGGCGCCGTGATGCAATGCGCGCAGCTCGGCCTGGAACCGGGTAACGCTCTCGGCCATGCCTACCTGCTGCCGTTCGGCAACGGCAAGGCGAAAGATGGCCTGTCGAACGTCCAGTTGATCATCGGCTACCGCGGGATGATTGACCTTGCCCGGCGCTCCGGCCAGATCGTTTCGCTCACCGCGCGCACCGTGCACCAGAACGACCAGTTCAGCTATCGCTACGGCCTCGACGAGGACGTCCAGCACGTTCCGGGAGAAGGTGAACGCGGCGTCATGACCCACGTCTACGCGGTGGCCAAGCTGAAGGACGGCGGCGTGCAATTCGAGGTCATGAGCAAGGCCGACGTCGACAAAGTACGCGCCACCAGCAAGGCATCCGGAAACGGGCCTTGGGTCACCCACTACGAAGAGATGGCCAAGAAGACCGTCATCCGCCGGCTGTTCAAGTACCTGCCGGTCAGCATCGAGTTGCAGACCGCAGTCACCCTAGACGAACGCGCCGACGCCGGATTGGACCAGGACAACGCGTCCATCCTCACCGGCGAATACAGCGTTGTTGACGACCAGTCTCAGGACCAGGTCCCGGACGGCGTGAACACCGAGACGGCCGAAATCACCGAACCCGCCCCGGGCCAGCAGTCGGACACCGGCGACACCGGTGACGACGGGCTCAATCTCGAGTAACCGGCCATGCCCAGCCTCACTGTCCTTGAGCGGTACGGCCAAGTCGGGGAGTTCGCCGCGCTACTCGGCGCGGCCGAGCTCAACGCCGCTACGGACTGGGACGAGCAGTTCCTGGCCGACCTCCGCAGCAACTTCCAGCGCTACGGCGCCCACACCTACCTCAGCGACGCCCAACTCGAGCAGTTGGAACGGATCGCCAACGAATAGGACCCATACCCGATGAGCAACAACCCGCACTTCATGAACATGACCGCCGACACGCTCGGCAAGAGCTTGCTGCAGGGACTGATCCAGGAAATCCGGATCATGCCGGACTGCTGGCAGAAGCTTCCCGAGGCCAAGCAGCAGGACATCATCGACCGCCTGGAGCGCCAGGTACGGAATGCCGCCACCATCGCGATCCACACGATTGCCGGCGGCGACCGCGACACGGTCTACGGCAAGCTCGAATCCTTCACCGCAAAGGACAAGGTAAAAGCGGTATTCACCGTGAGCCCCAGCAGTCCGAACCAGGAGCAACTCTTTGGCGCTGTGCACCAGGACTGCTTGTTGGTCATCGGCGGCGCCGCTGAGTTCCTCGACGGCATGAAGGACGTGAAGGCGGATCCGGACCAGAACCCGCTGGACCTGAATGGCGGCGACGGCGACATGGAAGACGGCGCCTGGGGCGGCGAGCAGCAGCCCGACGATGATGTCGTAGATGCCGAGTTCCAAGAACTGCCGCAACTCACCGTCGAGCGCTTCGCCGGCCACACCCTGGGCGAGATCGCCATCGGCGTCGCCACCAAGAAGGACGTGTTCGACGCGGCCTGGCTGCAATCGCGCTTCGCTCTCACCACCGAGGAAGCCGAGCGCGTCGTTCTCCAACTGCTGAACCAGGGCGTCATAGTGCTCGAGCACGATGACGAGGAATCCCGCGAGCTGAACACTTACCGAGTCGTCAAGAAGCCGGGGGATATCGCCCTCGATCTGGAGTGAGCCATGCGCATCACGAAACTCGAAATCACCAACTTCCAAGGGCTGCGTCATGCGGCCCTTGATGTTTCTGCGCCGGTGCTCCGCGTACGCTGATTCACCACCAGGGCGCCGCAACGGCGCCCAGCACCACGAGTCGCCCGCATGGAATGCAAAATCACCTCCTCGCGCCGTGCGGAGGATGCTGCGCGCTTGGCCGCGTGGCTTTACCGAGCAACGCAGTGATTGCCCTGCCACTGCCAGGACAAGATGACACCATTCTTCAACTCGAAGGTGGTCGTGCAAGAAAGAGGGATGTTCTGTGCTGGCGAACCACCGCTAGAAGTCGTGTATGCGGTATTTCCATAGTAGGTAGTCGTATAGGATGGGGAAACTCCCGGCATATAAATATTGCTTGAGTTCGTATATGTAATGAATCGCGACTCCCCTGAATTGTATGCCTGTTGAGGAGGCCCCCAGGCGCGGATCAGATCGATCTCGCTGCTTCCAACCCACGAATTCAAAACATTCTCATACTTGGCAGTTGTTGCGCATCCAGCGAGCACGGCAATTACCCATAAAACTAGCCCAGTTTTTTTCATCGCTATCCCTTTCTAGTCATTCGACCAAAGCCGGGTGGACTCCACCTCAAACAATTTACCGCGAAGCATCGCGTTGAGCGTGCCTGAAGCTTGGTAATAGCCACCACACGGCTCACAAAAGAACCGTCGGCCACCTCCGAAACTTTCAACTTCACTACCAGCCTCACCTCCGCATACCAGGCACGTCATAACTCCTCCTTGATCCGGCCCCATGCCGGGCCACCCAACTCTAGACCCAATGACATCGCTGCGCCATCACGCATAGCGCAGTGCGTCCTCACGTTCGCGAAAAGGAACCCGCCGCATGATCAAGCGCACTCTGTACCACTTCCACTTCTGCTGCGGCCTGGGCGGCGGCGCCGCAGGCTTCAACCGGGCGCGCCCGCGGGTCGGCAACGTCGAGGCCGAATGGGTCTGCCTCGGCGGGATCGACGTGGACCCGGCCGGTCTGCGCGACTTCGAGCGCCTGGCCGGCGTCCCGGGCACCCTGCTGGACCTCTTCACACGCGACCAGTACGTGCGGTTCCACGGCAAGGAGCCGCCGACAGGCTGGCGGGAGGCAACCCCGGAGGACATCCGCCGCGCCGCCGGCGGGCGCCGACCGGATGCCGTGTTCATCAGCTCGCCCTGCAAGGGTGCCAGCGGCCTGCTGTCGGAGAAAATGAGCCTGACCCCTAAATATCAGGCCTTGAACGAACTGACTTTGCGTTGCATCTGGCTCATGGGCGAAGCCTGGGCCGATGACCCGGTGCCCCTGATCGTCTTCGAGAACGTCCCGCGCCTGGCCAGCCGCGGTCGGCACCTGCTGGACCAGATCAACAGCCTACTCGGTGGCTTCGGCTACGCCGTGGCGGAAACCACTCACGACTGCGGCGAACTCGGCGGCCTGGCACAAAGCCGCAAGCGCTTCCTACTGGTCGCGCGGCACGTCGAGAAAGTGCCCCCCTTCCTGTACGAGCCAGAGAAGAAGAGCCTGCGCGCCGTCGGCGACATCCTCGGCCGCATGCCGCTGCCCGGCGACATCGATGCTGCAGGCCCGATGCACCGCGTGCCGTCCCTGCAGTGGAAGACCTGGGTGCGCCTCGCCCTGGTGCGAGCCGGCAGCGACTGGCGCAGCCTGAACGAACTGGCCGTTGAGGACGGCTACCTGCGCGACCTGATCATCGTGCCGGAGTACCGGGCTGGCTACATGGGCGTGCACGGTTGGAACGACAGCACGGGCACCATCGCCGGCCGCAGCAGCCCTACGAACGGCGCATTCTCTGTCGCGGATCCTCGAGCACAACCCTCTGCCAACTGGAACCACGGCCAGAATTACGGCGTAGTCGATTGGGACGGATCCACCGGCACCATCAGCGGTCAGCAGTGGCCGAACCAGGGCAAATTCTCTGTCGCTGATCCCCGCGGCCAGAGCTTCGGCAAGTACCCGGTCACCGACTGGGACGGTCCGTCCGGCACCGTGATCGCGGCCAGCACCACCGGTCAGGGCGCATTCGCCGTGGCCGACCCGCGCCCAGGCGGCGTCCGGCACAACAACGTGTTTCGCGTCGTCAGCATGGGGAGCCACGCCGGAACCGTCACCGGCGGGCACTCACCCAGCTCCGGCGGCCAGGCTGTTGCCGATCCCAGGTACCACAACTGGCACCCGGGCGCCAGCAGCAGGAAGCTCAACGTAGTGCCCTGGGAAGGCACCGCCGGCACCGTCACCGGCTCCCAGCAGGTGGCCAGCGGCGCTCTGTCGATCGCTGATCCTCGAGCATTCGACCGGCAGCCTGGCGATGCCTGGGTAGGCGGTGGCCACTACGGCGTGATGGGCTGGGACCAGGTGTCCGGAGCCGTCTCCGCCAGCGCCCGCTACGACAACGGCCGCTGGAGCGTCGCCGACCCGCGCATGCCGGCGGCGAACGACCGGCTCACCTGCATCATCCAGTCGCTGGACGGCACCTGGCACCGGCCCTTCACCACCCTGGAACTCGCCGCACTGCAGAGCTTGGTCGACCCCGAAGAGCAGTTGGTCCTCGACGGCCTGAGCGACAGCGACTGGCGCGAGCGCATCGGCAACGCCGTACCACCGGCTGCGGCCGAGGCCATCGCCGGCGTGATGGGCACCACCCTGTTGCTGGCTGAGGCTGGCGAGACCTTCCTACTCAGCAGCACGCCGATCTGGGTACGGCAGGTCGCGGTAGGGTTGAGCGTGGCTCAACAGGAGAACGCGGAGCGCTGACCAACCGCACTGGACGAACCTGAAGCACATACGCATCCAGTATTCGCCATGCACTTCGACATCCGCCGCCTCCGCTTCAAGGGCAAGCCCATCGAGGACCGAAAGCTCTCCAGCGTCCAGCCCATCCGCGGGGACGTGTGCCTGCAGTGGGAGCAGGAATCATCGATGGGACGCCCTTCGCAGGTCGCAGTCGTCCTACATGTCCAACCGAAAACCGCCACCCCGCCACTCTCTACGATGCGCAGATACACACCATGGCCACCCTCGGGATGACGATCACCGGAACGGAGATCATCGACGGCGTTGCCTACGTCCAGTCCTGGACTACCGCATTCCATAGACGGGAACGGCAAAGCCATCCCCGTTATTCAACGGATTGAGCAAAGCGTCAGTCTGCGCTCCGTCGACGGAATTACACGAATAGGCAGCTTGGGAATCGATTCCGTGCCACGATATGTTCTTTTCCAGCAATTACGCCCTTTCTGCCGGATGCGTTGGTGTACGCGCGAAGACTCTTGCCATCAGGGACGGTAACCAGCACTTGGTATGCATCCTCATCGGCACCATGTGACGCCCGACGGGCTCCGATCATGGCGTTCAACTGGCCCAAGTCAAGGCAGCAAACCTCCTGATCCTCAACGCACACCAAGCCAACAAATACCTTCTTGTAGTGCTCCGTAGCGCCGTAGACACTTTCAAGGTGCTCCCTGGTGTAAGTGAACTGATATTCGCCGGTCTGCTTTGGCTCCTGGCCATATTTTAGGAACACGCAGGTATCGGTATTAATTAGGAATGCGTTGTTGATCTTGTCACCCTTCAGCCGCAGTGGGTTGATGGCGGTGAAGTTGTCATCCTCAGCAATCTGCATCAATGCGGCGCCGAGGTTCTGGTGCTCCGTACGAATCTTCATCGAACTTCCCTTGTCTCCGGCCCCATGCCGGGCCACCCAACTCTAGACCCAATGACATCGCTGCGCTATCACGCATAGCGCAGTGCGTCCTCACGTTCGCGAAAAGGAACCCGCCGCATGATTTCCCTCAAGAAGCCCTCCCCGCTCGACTTCAAAACCCATTACGGCCTGGCCCTAGACGACGCCGACGACGCGATCATCGTCGACCTGTTCGCCGGCGGCGGCGGTGCCAGCAGATGACCTGCGCGAGGTGGCCAACTCCTACTTCGGCCTGCTCCGGCAGGCCTCCCACAGTCAGGTTGATCGGGCCGAACTGGCAAACGTCCTGCTTCGCAGAGGACGCGCGGTCAACGGAGATCTCACCAAGACATACCGATAACCAATCACTATGCCATTCGCTGCACCACCGGACGGCTCAGGAGGCAGCGATTGCGTTCCACAGCAGGTCGCCATAGCCCCAAACAACAGTCCCGGCGACAGTGATGGCGAAGGCTACGCATTCCCCGCTCTTGAAGCTCATTTTGAACTCCCCAAGCACCTGCAGCCCCTCATCTTCGCCCCAAGTCCCGGGCACGTGAAGCTTGTTGTACGTATAGGGAATAACCAGCCCGCCCAAAAGCGCCATAACAGTTGCGACAGACCCACTGCGCTGAAACCAGATAGCCGCATGCTCAGCTGGCGGACGCAATACGCCTAATCCGGCCAAGACTGGTGCCAACCCAGCAACGATCAGCAGCACCCAGATGACGCCGAGGCAATACCAGGTACGCCGTCGGTGCTCTGCTATCCGATCCTGATTCATGAGCCGTCCCCCTGTTCAGGTTATTCGACAACCTGAATACCCCACTCCATACCATTGCGCCACTACGGCACAAGACGCCTAGTGCTCAACGCCCTTGCCGTAAAACAACTTAAGACAGGCGAAGTAGCCTCCAGCGATTTCTGCAATAGCCATGACACCATATATGGCGCCAAACTTAAACGAAGCAGCAATAAATGCGATGGCGATGACAGCAATAAATATTTGGATTATCTGCATCGTTTTAGGCTCGATCGGCAACTTAGAATTTATAAAAATGCCAGCTACAACACCAATCAAAACCCCAACAACGATCCTTGCAAACATCGCGCAACCTCCTCTGTCAAATGCCCCTCAAGTTTACTTGATAGCCAAGAAATTTCAAAATGCCACTACGATTTGAGTCCCGCGCCCCCATTACCTTGATGACCAGTCCTACAGGATACCGGATAGAGCGCGATAGGAAATATCGGCAGGCAAGACCATCGTGTTTGGGGGCTAGTGTCGCCGACTCTTCCCAAGGCCGTATGCACCGCCCGAAACAGTGAACACACTCTTTCGCTTCTTTTTCTTCTTCACGCCATCAACCACAACGCGAATCCGGCGCGCTCGCGCGGCCCCATTGAGATCGCACACCCGAACGCCATCAGGTCCTGGGCACTGATCAACGTGCTTTCTCAGTGCCTTCGCGGTGAACAGCTTCCCGCAGTACCTGCACTGCTGGTCGATCGGCCTTCCTTTCGAATCTGTATCTCCAGACATGGGGCTGCCCCTCTCGTCGAATCGGGAGGATATCGCGAGACTTCCCCATGGCCAACTTCCACCCCAAGGGCGGGCGCTGCTGCGCCTGCGAGCGACGCCTGGACGACTGTTCGAGCATCGACTTCAGCACCATACCGGTCCATCGCCGTGACGGCCCCGACGTGATCGTCATCTGCACCGAGTTTCGACAGTTCAACCACGACAGGTCCTTACGAGTAAACCCCAGGAGGAGTCATGGCTGCCCCCCTGTCGACTAACAGATCAGCGCCGCCGACGCGCAAGAACTGGCCGGCGCCGTGCTTCTGCCGGCGGATCTGCGCCGCCAGGTGCTGGAGAAAATGGCCGCCCAGCGCGACCCGGCCACCATGCTCGACTTGTTCGCCCAGGTGCTGGGCATGGCCAACGGTGAACCCTCGCGGCACGTGCGCCGGCTGCGCCTATCGACTCGGCACCCCGGCGAACACCTCGCCGGTCACCACCTCCGATGCCATCTACTGCCGGCAGGAACTCAGCCGGTTCTACTGCCACGCCGACCTGGACGACCAGGGCAACCCAGTCCGCACCTGCGTCGGCCACGCCAAAGCCATGAAGCAAGACGCCACGAAATGAACCGCCCCACCATCTGCCGCACCACGGGCCAACGGATAGGCCTGTGCAAATGCTTCCGCTGCCGGCCGCCGGCGCCGGAGCAACCGGAGACACCGCAATGTCCTCTACCCAACACCAACTGATCGAGCAATGCGCCACCCGCCTACGCGGCATCGTCGAAGCCCTGGACAACATCCACGACAACACCCCGCACCGTTGGTCGACGGACCTCGACGACGTTCACTCTTCCGCCGAGAGCCTGCTGGCCCTGATCAAGGACCAGGCGCCGGCTCGATCGGAAGCCAGCTTCAAAGAGTGGCTGGCCAACGAACTCGAGGGCGAGGACGGCCAGCCTGTTCCGGCTGCGGTCTGCGACATTGCCCTCGCCCGCCGAGCATTCAACCACTGGCCCAAGCTGGAACAGCCAGCCAAGGTCGGTGGCGTCCGCTTCAGCGCCGGCGTGTCGTCTCGGCTGGTAGTCGAAGCCGCCCAGCGGCTGTACGAGTTCGAGTCCACTCCGGAGAAAGAGGCGGAGCGCATCGAGCGGCTCCAGGCGTTTCGCGAGCAACTCGACCCGCTCAACCTCGCCCCGCATGCGGAAGCGTTCAACGAAGCACCCGCTGAAGTTCTCAAGCCAGAGCAGGCGGAGCGGCCGGAGGTGGTGGCATGGAGTGCAGAGCGATACGTAGCCGGCGATCACCACAGCAAGCCGCGCCTGAGCTTTGAGCAACCATATTCGACTGACCGCAATGTCGAAGCACTGATGACCGTCGCCCAGCACGACCGCATCGTCGGGGCGCTGCGGGCGGATCGCGATTCGTGGGCAGAGCAGGCAGAGCAGCGCCTCGCGGACTGGGATGAAATGCGTAAAGAGCGCGACGCCGCCCTGGCCAGGGTCGCAGAGCTGGAGAGGCAGGAGCCGGTGGTCCGCGCCTACGGAGTGCTTCCGCCTTTCGCGGAGAAGGTGCTGGCTAAGCTGCGCCGCTTCTATGACTGCGCCGAAGACTTCGAATCGGGCGGTGTTGATATCGGCCGGCACTGGCTAGACCTGCTGACTCAGCTCGGGCTGCTCAATCGCGTTCAGCGCAGCCCGGCGCTCTGGGAGATCAGCCAGCATGGAGAGGATTTGCTCGAAGCCCCGGTCGCCCAGGCTCAGCACAGCGTGCCGGATGACGACATGATCTTGCAGATTTTTGCCGATAACGCTGAGCACTCGGAACAAGGCGCCGAGCATGGCTACTGTATCGTGCGCGAACAGCATGCTCTTGCAATTGCGCGAAAACTGCTCGCCGCCGCGCCCGGCAACTCGGCTCAGCACAGCGTGCCGGAGAAGGTCCGCACTCTGTTGTCACGCGCTCAATGCGAGATAGAGCATCTGGCGGAATGCCTGGAGAACGTCTGCGAAGACGAGGAAGACTTCGACGTCCGGGAGGATGTGGCTGATGGTCGTGTGGTAGCCGCCGATATAGCCCACATGCTCGCCACCGCGCCCGGCAACTCGGTGCCGCAGGCATGGCTCGACGTGCAGGCAGAGCGCCGCCGGCAGATCACCGCCGAGGGCTGGACGCCGGAGCACGACGACGAGCACGCCGATGGACAGATGGCCCGCGCCGCCGCCTGCTACGCCCTGGCCGGCTCCAGCGCTCCGAACGATGGAACCGCCGCCCTGTTGGTGTCGCTGGCATGGCCCTGGGATGAACAGTGGTGGAAGCCGAGCACCGCACGACGCGACCTGGTAAAGGCCTGCGCCCTGGCGCTGGCCGAGATCGAGCGTCTCGACCGGGCAGGCATATCGCAAAGTCCCCAGCCGGGAGCCACCACGGCCTCTTCCTGAGGCCGTCCCCGGCTGGGGCGAGAATCCTAACACTCAATTTCGGCCCCGGGCGATCGCCTGGGCGGAGAGGCATTGCCCATGGAAACCCCATCTGAGTTCCTCTCGAAGGAGGAGTTGGAGGCCATGATCGGCGCCAAGTCATCGAAAAAACAGGTCGAGTGGCTGGCATCTCATGGCTGGAAGTACGAATTGAATGCTGCGCAGCGACCCGTCGTCGGGCGGATCTATGCCCGCCTGCGGCTGGCCGGAGTGAAACCGAACGGAACGGTCGCTGTACAGGAACCGTGGACGCTGGATCTGTCGAAGGTGAGTTGAAATGCGGCCGAAGCAGCCGAAGAACAGGGATCTCCCACCCCGGATGATTCGCCGGACCAGGAAGCTGAAAGGAGGGAAATTGTGGGTTGGATACTACTACGACGGCCGCGGCGAGGACGGAAAGAGGAAGGAAATCCCGCTCGGCACCGACCTGGACCTGGCAAAGCTGGAGTGGGCGCGGCTGGATGCCAGTCCGGCTCCGAAGACCCTGCGCAAATGGGGTGACGTGTTCGACCGGTACGAAAAAGAGATCATCCCCGGGAAAGCGCCACGCACCCAAAAGGACAACCTCCTCTCGCTGACGCAACTGCGAAAGGCGTTTTCAGAAGCGCCGGTCGAGGCGCTCACCCCCCAAGTGCTGGCACAGTACCGGGACAAGCGGTCCGCGAAGGTTCGGGCGAACAGGGAGCTCTCCCTCTTCTCCCACATCTTCAACATCGCCAGGGAGTGGGGGATCGTCACGACTGAAAACCCGGTAAAGGGGGTTCGCAAGAACCGCGAGACGCCGCGCGACTTCTACGCCAGGGCCGAGGTCTGGAACGCGGTATACGGCGCGGCTCCACCGGAACTCCGCGACGCAATGGACCTCGCCTATCTCACCGCCCAGCGGCCGAGCGACGTACTGATCATTCGGGAGGCGGACATTCAGGATGGGCACCTGCAGATCGCCCAGGGCAAGACGTCGAAGAAGTTGCGCATCATGCTCGATGTCGACGGCAGCCCGACGGCGCTTGGAGAACTCGTTGCGCGGCTGTGCGAGCAGCGGCGCCAGCGCGGCGTAGCCGGCCCGTACCTGATCACTACGCCCGATGGGCGCCGGATGACATCCTCCATGCTGCGCATTCGCTTTGACGAGGCACGGTCGGCCGCCGCCGGCGCGGCGCTTGAGGACCTCGACGAGACGCTGGCCACCGCAATCCGTCAGTTCCAGTTCCGGGACATCCGCCCGAAAGCAGCCTCTGAAATTGCTGACCTGGGCCGGGCATCCAGGCTGCTTGGACACACCGACAAGCGCATCACCGAGACCGTCTATCGTCGCGTCGGCGAGATCGTGGAGCCAACGAAGTAA